CGTGTTTCATTTTAAAGTGTGTATCTTTTCCACTATTTGTAGAAAACTTTCTATTACAAAGTGAACAAGAGTATAATTTTTTTGTTCTATTACAATGTTCACAAAATCCGTTTTCGCTTACAAGTCCAACTCCTATTCCCCCACAACTATTACATTTTTGTATTTTAGGATTAATAATCTCTTCAACCTTAGTCTCCGACTTATCTTCATATATCACATGAGTATCATAAGTAGATTCATGTTTCTCATTTTTATGATTATGATTTTCAACATTTTCACAAGTTTCAAAACTTATTTTATGAATATATATATTTTCAGTTTCATTTTCAGTTTTATTTTCAGTTTTATTTTCAGTTTTTATAAAAACTACATTTACATTTGATTTTGAACTGAAACCATCTCTTTTTAAATTTTTAACAAACTCCTTTAGTTCTTGTAAAGTTAAAAATTTATTACAAAGAGCTTCAAAAAAGAAGTATCCTCCTCTTCCATAATGAAGAGTTCGTGTAACATTATTAACTTTTTTAATATATTCAAACTGATTCATAATTTCTCGAATATCTTTATCACAAGAAATACAAGATTTTACAAATGAAATACCTCGAAACAAAAATTCTCGAAATTCTCGTCTATTTGAATTTGGAAAATCATAATCTATTTTAATTTTGTAATCACAATTCATTATCTAATTTAAAATTAATGTAATTTTAAATTATCAATTTAATTTCCAGTTGAAACATGATAACATATCGGTTAAAAAATCAATGTTTGATACTGAATTCAGTTCAAATTAATAAAGTTCTAATACAAATTGTATTACAACTCAAAATATAAATTCATTAAATAAAATCTGATTACATGTATTCTCGTACGAACTCATCCTTTTGAACAACCTTGATTCCAAGTTGAATTGCTTTTGTTAGTTTAGTAGTTGGTTTTTCGTTTAGGTCTTTAACGATAACGATGTCTGTATTTTTAGAGACTGATGTTGATACTGTTGCACCTCTTAGCATGAGTTCTCTTTCGAACTCATTATCTCTGAAACCGGTACATACGATTTTACAGTTATTAATTTTAGATTCAACTTCATCTCCTTTTCTCTCCTCGTGTTCTCGTGGTAATACACGATTCAATTCACTAACAAACTCATTTGCTTTTTGTAAATTAGCAACTACATTTGAAGCTGTTTTTGTTGAGAATCCTTCTACTTCTTTTACCCTGTTTACAAGTTCATTTGTGTTCATCGTTTTCGGTAACTCTAATAGGTTCGGAATAGCCTTCATTAGCTTTTCTACCTTTTTACCACTTATACCGAAACCAAACATACCAGATGCACCAAGTATTTCACTTAATGTTACAGTCTCAAAACGAGTTTGAATGTTAGATTTAATCCGTTCTGCCGATTTATTACCTAATCCTTCGATACAAGATATTTGTTCAATTGAAGCACCAATAATTTTAAAGATAGAGTTGAAACCGGTATCGTATAGTTTCCGAACAACAGAATCACCGACGAACTTAATATTCAAATTGGAAAAGAAAGAAATCGTCTGTTTAATCGATATTTCGTTATCTTCCTCTTCAGTATAAATATCGATACCGGACTCATTCCATTTATAGGGGGTAATAGGCATCGATGGTTCAGTTCGTCTTGTAACCTCAACTATAAAAGGAATAACATCACCACTTCTTGTTATCTTTACTATTGCACCTGGACCAATACCATTATCTTTTATAAACTTACCGTAAAATCCTGTAGCATATTGGATTACAACACCTCCAATATGAACAGGTTGAATTTGAACTCGTGGTTTTAGTAATCCCCATTTAGATACATTCCATTCAACCGCGATAACTTCACTCTCTTTCATGTTGCTATCAATATTCATTTTGAATGCAAAAGAATAGTCTGGATTTCCTTCTGTATTACGAGTACATATAGAATTTGATTCAACTATAATTCCATCAATTCCATATTGTGAACGAGCTTTAAATTTACCAAGAAGCTCACTTAAGTCATCAAGAGAAATTTCATTTATCAGTTCATGATTTACAACCTGAAATCCGAGTTGTTTTAATTCGGTGAGATGTTCAAACGGTGTAACAGTATTCTTTTCAACTACTTTTTCATAAACTACGAAGGTAATATCTTTTATACCTTTTCCTATCTTTTTTGAACTAGTTAAACCGGAAACCATGTTTCTTGGATTTTTGTATTCTTCAGTATATTTTTCATTATATGTATTTTTGTTCATAATCAGCTCACCTCTAACCACGATATTAGTAATGTTAGTTGGAATTGACTTTATGTAGGGAAGGAGATAGGTAATATCTGATCCGTATCCATCGCTTCCAGGTCGTTTATATATTTTATATTCTCCATTTGTAACAACAATAAGGCATGATACTCCGTCAAGTTTATCTTCGATAAGATACTGCCCTCCTGATAAGGGATTGTATTTTTTTAGCCATCTTCTCAGTTTAATTACATCTTCTTTTCTATCAGGTCTAATCTTGTCCATAGAACCCATATGATAGGGAACTAAGACTCTATTTTCAGTTTCTCTAACGATAGCTCCAATCGGAGGTATATAAGATGAGTCTCTTGATATAAGGGTATCTTTAAGCATATCGTATTGTTCATCAGTAAAACCGGTATCGATGCCTGTATTGTAATATAGATCATCGATGTATAACTTTAGTTCTTGAAGAAAGTCAATTGGTTCTGAGTTGAAATAGTTTTGTAATTCATCGTTTTCAAACGACTTGATTTTCTTAATACATTTATTCATAAACAAAGAATTTGTAGTTCGAGCCATAATTTTGATATTATTTTGAGATTTTTAAGCGGTTTCAATTTAAAATCTCAAAAAAAAATATTATCTACATATATATAAATGGATAATTTTGAAGAATCAGCCACTATCATTACTAGGTCACCTAGACGACCTAGACGAAAGTCACCTGCTAGACGACCTAGACGAAAGTCACCTGCTAGACGAAAGTCTCCTGTTAGACGAAAGTCACCTGCTAGACGAAAGTCTCCTGTTAGACGAAAGTCTCCTGTTAGACGAAAGTCTCCTGTTAGACGAAAGTCTCCTGTTAGACGAAAGTCTCCTGTTAGACGAAAAGTTGCTCTGAAGAAGAAGAAACCAAGTGAAAAAGAGTTAAATGCATTGTATCAAAAAAAGTTAAATGCATTGTTGGTTAATAGAGATCATTATAAGAAGGTATATGTAAATCCTGATGACTTAGAAAGTCACAACAACAATTCTTGTTATGAAACCGAAAATAAAAAATATTCAGGCAGACCAAGCCCAAGTCGTCCTGCAAATATTCCAGAATGCCATGGAAAAGCTTTTGTAGGAAATGATGGTAATTTGTGGGTTTCGCATCCTAACAAAAAAGGTATATATAGATGGGTTTTAGCAACAAATAAACGAGATGAAGCTTACATGTAGAGCTTTATTGGTGGGTTTATTCTCAGTAGCGACCCAAATAGGATCTACCACAATCTGATTCCTGGAAATAATTAAGATTTATTTGTATTCGTGTTTAAATTACAACTGTATTAGAAATTATATAGTCAAACATCTTCTTGTATAATTTAATTAAATCTAAAGATAATCTATCGATTTAATAAAATGACTTCAAATCTTAATCATTCCGAATGGGAAAAAGAGAATTCTCTCACTTCACCTGAAGACCGTGACCGTTCTGTTCGTTGGCGACCGGAACATGGAGCTCCATTGTCTGATGAACAGACTGTATTAGCAATGGCTGAGCTCAACAATACTGCTTTTGTTGAGAAGTTTCCTCGTGTAGATAAGACTTATGCTGACCCTCATGTTAATCTTCAAACTTACGGTTTAATTTCGTTTGTTCCTTCTAAGGGAGCAACACCAAATGAACATGGAATTTACGGATTTGCTAAGTTACGAGGTAATTTCGCAACTGAAAATGAGGCTGACCAACGAGCTGAATTCCTTATTCGTCATGTAGATTCATATCATCAAATTTACCATAGTTATGTTGGACGACCTTTTCCAATCACTGTTAGTTCTAAGTATTCTGCAGAGACTAATGAGATTGATATTCGTAAAGAGACTACGAAGACAATGTCTTCTGCAATTAAGGAGAAAAAGATGGAAGAGAAAAAGATTGTTGATGATATGAAAGAACGGGAGGAAGCTCTTATTGCTGAATCTAAGAGAGGTCCAGATGAGGTTGACCCTTTCGATACTTATATTACTCTTAAGGTTAAGAAAGCACAGCTCAGTTGGACTTATCTTGAACATCAAAAGAAAATGGTTGAAGTTAGAACTTCTCTAAGGGCTACTAAAACTACACTTGATCAGATGGATACTGAGTTTCCAGAGTTTCAACATCAATACTTTGATAAGTATATGAAAGTTCGTAAGTCATCTGGTTTTGAAGACAAAGATATTACAAAGGATAACTTTATGCAGTATCTTGTCGAGGATGCAGTACTTGAGGGTGTTTACGATGAACCTGATAATCAAGTTGAAAAGAAGGAAGAGTAAATATATATTAAAATATAACTATGTGTTATATTTTAAATTGGTGATAGGTAGATTATTTTCGATATCTTTCCTTTTCGGTTCGCTTCGAATTCATTTGAAATTCTAATTCTTCAATTCGTTGTTGAAGTTGTAATACTGTATTAATTAACTCTTGAAATCTCATGCTTGTTTGTTTTCGTTCAGCTCTAACTTCTTCAATTGGCTTTCCGTACTTTTTAGCTTTTTTTAATTCGAGCAGTTCGATTTTCTTCTTTAATTTATCCTTTTCCTCTCTACTATATTTACTACTATGTTTACTACTATGTTTCATGTCAATATTTTTATCGTTCTCTAACCAACTACGATTTTTACGAGTGTTTTCATTAAATCCAATCCCTCGTTGTTTATTCAAAAACGATTCCGAATCTCTGTCGAAATCATAAGACTTATTTTTAGTTGGTTTATTATGTTTTACAGGTGAATATACAACTGGTTGAACTCGTAAAGAATTCTTGTAAATTTCGCTACTATCATCATTTTCTGTTTCTTCTCCGTATTCTTCCTCCTCCTCACCATCTTCATTTTCTTCATAATATTCATCATCATCATTGTATTCATTATAGTCAACATCACTATATTCAGATGGTGAAGGAGTTTGAAATTTTCGTTTATTAATCTTTTCAGAGACCATAGGTTCAATTACCTTCTGTTGTTTGGGTTTAGAGACCGTAGGTTCGATTACCTTCTGTTTGGGTTTAGAGACCGTAGGTTCGATTACCTTCTGTTTGTGTTTAGAGACGAAAGGTTCGTGTTCGATTACCTTCTGCTGTTTAGGTTTAGAGACCATAGGTTCATGTTCGATTACCTTCTGTTGTTTGTTTTTAGAGACGAAAGGTTCGTGTTCAATTACCTTCTGCTGTTTAGGTTTAGAGACGAAAGGTTCGTGTTCAATTACCTTCTGTTGTTTAGGTTTAGAGACCGTAGGTTCGTGTTCAATTACCTTCTGTTGTTTGTTTTTAGAGACGAAAGGTTCGTGTTCAATTACCTTCTGCTGTTTAGGTTTAGAGACGAAAGGTTCGTGTTCAATTACCTTCTGTTGTTTGGTTTTAGAGACGAAAGGTTCATTCTTTAATGCCTTTGGTTTAGATTCTACCTTTTTTGGAGGTATGAATTCAATATCTAATTCATCATCTGAATCAATAAGAGAAGACATCTGATTATCAACAAACTTTTTAGTTACAGGTGGTAATCTCTTTTCAAAATAAGGATCGGATTCGATTTCTGGTTTAGATTCGTGTTCGATTTCGTGTTCGATTTCAGCTTTAGATTCGTGTTCGATTTCGTGTTCGATTTCAGGTTCGATTTCGTGTTCGATTTCGTGTTCGATTTCAGGTTCGATTTCATGTTTAGATTCAGTTTCTTGTTCAGTCTCTTTTTCCTCTTCTACTATTATTTGGGGTTGTTGAATGAATTGTGTATCGTTTTGATACTCGCTTGTGTCTTCCATTTCAATCTTTACTTTAACTTCTTCTTCGGGTTGAAAACGAGTATTCATTTCGTTTTCGTTATCAGGTTGATTTTGAGCAACCTGTGCATCACGAACTCCTTCGATTAAAGCTATAATTTCAGGCTTCTTTTCAATTGGTAAAAAAAAACCTCCTGATTTGGCATTCCATCTTCCTGAAATATTTTTCATAATATCTTTATATGTTGATCTATCACATTTAACAATAAGTTTACCGTTTTTTTCCTCATATGCAATATCGTATGACATTTTAGCTTACTCAAGGTATTTTTTAAATGATTTATAAAAAAATACTATTTAAATAATCAGAATAAACTAAATTTAATATGAGAATCACAATGAAAAACTTTAGATGTTATGAAGATATCACTTTCGATTTGGGTGAAAGTGGTATTACTTTAATATCGGCTCCATCTGGATACGGTAAAAGCACAATTTTGAATGGTATATATTTCGCATTGTTTGGAGTTGGAAACAAGGTGACTTCGTTTGGTAAAACATCATGCTTAGTTAATCTTGAATTTGAAGATCTAAAAATTACAAGGACGAAGAGACCTAATCGTTTGGTAGTATCATGTGGTACTGAAGATGAATATGAAGATGAAGTTGCTCAGCAGATTATAAATAGTAAGTTTGGAGAGAATTTTGATGTGACTGGTTATATATCTCAGAATGCGATGAACTCGTTTATAATGATGAATCCTCTCGAGAAGTTATCGTTCCTTGAAAGATTTGCCTTTAAGGATATTGATCTTAACGACATCAAGATGAAGTGTAAAGCTAATATAACAAAAACACATGATGAGTTAGTTGCAAATGAGTCTCAATTGGAACTTGTAAATAAGGTTATAGGAGAACTCAAAAAACCTGATGAATCAATTAAGTTTCCGATTAAATGCAATAAAGCTCAAATTGAGCTTGCGATCAAGAATGAAAATGTTCGATTCAAAAATTGCAATACTTTAATTACGAAAGCTCAAAACAATATTACAAAGAAAGAAAAAGAATTAAACTCGATTCACCTTTTGAATTCTATTATATCAACAAGAACGGAATCGATTGAATCATTAAAAAGTAAGATAATCGATATTGATTCTCAACTTGAATCTATTGATATGAAATATGTATGCGAGAATAAACTAAATGAACATAAGAAACTGTTATCATCTTTACTTATGCAAAAAGAGATTGTTGATATTGAAACCAAGTTCAACGATGATAGTGTGAATCTTAATAACATGAGAGTACAAGAAGAGGCTGAATACAAGCTTGAACTTGATAATATTATGATTGAGCTTTGGCAAGAGTTTAATGTTGATGAACTAAAAGATACATTGGAATCGTTGTGTTCGATGTTGAATGATATCGATAAGATTGAAAATATCAGAAATGATTTGATTAAGTATCATAATGTTGATTCGTGTATAATCGATGATAATGAAATGAGGTTGGAAAAGATGCAAAAAGAATTAGAAGTAAAAAATAGACTGTTTTCACGGTTGAAATTGCAGAAGGAACTATACTCATGTCCATCGTGTCATGTTAAAGTTCGTTTGGTAAACAACTCTTTATGTCTTGAAAATGATGGATATATTGATATGGATATTAATATAATTTCTGATGAGATAAGTCTGATGAAAAGTAATATATTAAATTTGACTCGAACAGTTGAAAATCATAAATACAAGTTAAAATTAAAGACTGAATTGGAATTTATTTTAAGTGAAATAGTAAATTCATATGAAGAACTACCAGATAGGGTGAATGTTAATAATGATATCAATTACTTAAAGGAGTATCAGTTGAATCAACGAAATTTGGAGAAGAAGAAAAAAGCAATTGAAGATTCAATTCGAAATGAAAAATTTTCATCATCTTATAATTCTTTTAAAACCAATGTTTTATCTCTTGAAAAGCAATTGAACAGGTTAAAATCAAGGCAAGATAATACAATTATATCTAGTGAATTCAGAGAGAATGAATTACGGGAGTTGATTCAGAAGGAAACAGAAACGATATCTTTATACAAACGATTAACTTCAAGTAATGGTGAACTCAATTCAGAAAAAACAAAATACGAAAATCTGATCTCTCAATCTCAAAATGAGCATGTGTCAAAGTATCAACAAATTCGTCCTGAAGAACAAGTTCAAAATGAGATAATTGAATTACGAGGAGAAATACAAACGAATGAAATTAAGAGGGAAGAACATGGTCGAAATTTAAGACTTATTGACGAATGGAAAAGAAACCAATCTGATATTGAAAACTATAAACAATGGAAAGATAGAATAATAAGTTTAGAATCAGATTGTGAAATTAGTAGACAAAAACATGCGGCATCGATGATATTAAAGGAGAAGATATTGGAAGCTGAAAGTATAGCATTATTAAATATAATCGATACAATCAATACTCATGTTCAATTGTATTTAGATGTTTTTTTTCCAGATGACCCAATTACGGTTACTTTGCAGACTTTTAAGGAGACGAAGAAGAATATGAAGCCAAGTATTAATATAACGATTGAATATAAGGGTATGGAATGCGATTTGAATATGCTTTCTGGTGGTGAATTAAGCAGAGTTATTTTAGCCTATACTCTTGCACTTGGAGAGATATTCAATACACCTTTGCTCATGCTTGATGAAAGTACTGCAAGTTTAGACCAAACGATGACCAGTTGTGTATTTAATGGTATAAAGGATCATTTTAATGGTAAGATGGTAGTAATTATAGCTCATCAGATAGTTGAGGGTGCTTTTGATAAAGTGATTAAGTTAGACCAAGATAATGAATGATAAATTTAAATTTTATTATATTTCGTATAATAAAATGATTGAACTAATTCTGTTTAACAATGTTTACAGTTCCTCCCACGATCCAAATAGTCCTACCTTGTCACCTGAACAGAAAGACCAAATGATGCAGAATGCGAGAATTGCAAGTGCAATGGCTGTTGTAATTTACATTATGATTCTTGTATTGGCTCTCTACAGAGCGATGTTATGTTCAAATGCTAATGCTGATTCACGAGCAATTCACTTTCTTTTCGCAACTGTAAGCCCTGTGATGTATATCCTTTTGTCTTATTTGGTTCCTGGACTTGCTCCCAAAAATATAAATTAAATTTATATGTAGATAATAAATGTCTGTTAATAGTATTGCAGGTATGAGTTGTAATTTGATCGCTGGTTTACTTTTTTTAATTGGAATTATTTTGACAATGAAAAATAGAGGTCAAATTAAACTTGAAAATATGATTTTAATCATATTTTTAGCATCAATAGCAATTGGAGTTCATGGCTTAGGTCATTCTCTAGGTAACGATTTTACAAGTCTTTTAGAGAATAAAGTATGATTTATATTGTAAAATATCAGGTCAAATTATTGACAATTTAAGCTTATCTTCAGTTCAAAGATACAAATCCGATATTATAGTTGTAATACCATATAGTATTATAACTTATTATACAAATGTAAACTCCAGTGTAAATAAATCCATTACAGCTTCTTCTTTATAATAACTCTGTAAAACTTACTTCCAATCATTATCTCGTAACATGAAGAATGCTTTAACCCATTGGTAATTATCAGAGTAAATAGTTCATTAGTTGTGGCTGACTTTGAACTGTCATTCGATTGGATATTTCATATTCTGATTTAGTTTCCTCTTGTTTTGAGTCTTGAACAGGCTTATATTCTTTAATCCTTCATGTTCAATCGTGATTAAAGAATATGAAGCTGAAAGAGATATTTATTGAATTCGTAATCAGTTTCAAACATTCCTTACTTGACTAATTTAACAGGTGACTTTTTACATATTTTAACAAACTTAACAAGTTCAGATTTCTTCATATTTGAATATCCCTTGCAACCTAACTTTTTAGCCTTTAGTTTAAGCTGAACTAGATTCAATTTGCTTGGACTGAGTGATTTAAGATGTGATTTAAGAGGTGATTTAAGAGGTGACTTTTTACATATTTTAACAAACTTAACAAGTTCAGATTTCTTCATATTTGAATATCCCTTGCAACCTAACTTTTTAGCCTTTAGTTTAAGCTGAACTAGATGCAATTTGCTTGGACTGAGTGATTTAACAGGTGATTTAACAAGTGATTTAACAAGTGATTTAACAGGTGACTTAACAAGTGACTTAACAGGTGACTTAACAGGTGACTTAACAGGTGATTTTTTACATGTTTTAATAAACTCAACAATCTCAGATTTATTCATATTTGAATATCCCTTGCAACCTAACATTTTAGCCTTTCGTTTAAGTTGAGAAAGATGCAATTTTGTTGGAGTAAGTTTACCAAGTTCAATAATGTCTTGTATATTAGCTGGAACAGGCAATGAATCCTTTGGAATATAGCTGATATAAATCTGAGTTATATTTTTTAACATATTTCTCACTAAATAGTTGAAGAACGATTTCAAATATCCCATTTTATCATCTTCCTTAATTGATGTAACTAAAAAATTAGCTTTTCTATCTAGGAGAACTTCGTCTTCGTGGGGGTAAAGAGAACACTTTTTAATAAACAAAACCTTGCTTCCAATTGGAATATTAAATATTAGAAGACAACATTTTTGATCTGGGTTAGTAAACCTTTTACCTATATTTATATTGTAACTTGCAGATATAAATGAGCTATCAGCATTAACATGAGCTCTATCTTGAATTCCTCTGAATAAAGTTAAGGGTTGTGTAGTAGGTTCAACATCAGTATACAGATTATCTAAATCATCCACTATTTTAAGATCTTCTTCTGATAATGGTTTTTTTTGCCTAATAGCTCTGTTAATCCGTTTGTTAACTACACTACCAGTATACTGTACAACTGATTCGAAAACTTCTTTTCCATGGCTCGATACAAATTCATAATGTTTTTGAACCATAGAATCGTAAAATAACTTGTTGTTTGTTATCATTTATATTAACAATTAAAATTAAAATTTACGAATCATAAATTCTTCCCATAATTTTACTATTTAAGCCTCACATAGACGACAACCTTTATCAGGACTAGTCACCGTAATTTCATCACTGACTTCATATCACTAATCTTAGTTTCGTTTGCAGTTTAATTTGGAGACTTAAGAAGATTAAATAGATGACTCTATATCTATTTAAAAATATCAGGTCGATAGGTAAATTATGGCAGAAAATATAAGAATTAAAGAATTGAACCTAGATACGATTCCGCCGTTTACTAGCAAGTTTGAAGATCCAGACTACAAAGGAGGTGTAAAACTTGTTGTTATAGGAAAACCAGGGTGTTTTGCCCCAGGAACAGAAGTATTGATGTTTAATGGAGAAACTAAAAAGGTTGAGGAGGTTAAAATTGGTGATGTTTTAATGGGTGATGACAATACTCCAAGAACCGTTCAAGAACTCTACCATGATGAAGAGGAGATGTTCGAAATTAAACCTAATAAGGGGGATTCATATACTGTAAATTTAAAACATGACTTGGTACTGGAATGCACTGGCTATAATCAAGGGAGTAGGATTATTATTAGTGTTAATGATTATTTACAAAAATCAAAAACTTGGCAGAATCGTTGGAAACTTATTAGGTCATCTGGGATTAGTTGGGATAAAAAAGAAGTTCAAATTGACCCCTATTTTTTAGGATTATGGTTGGGAGACGGTACAAGTGCATCATTAAATATCGATACCGAAGTAATTGGTTTTTGCGAAGAATATGCGAACAAATTAAAAGCGAAATATAGATATTCAATTACGAATGAAAGCAAAAATAAAAACAAATTGCTATCCAGTTTTAAATCTCACGGTTTATTAAATAATAAACATATACCATTCGATTATAAAATCAACGATAGAGAAACCAGATTACAGATTTTAGCAGGATTAATAGATACAGATGGACATTTAAACTGTAATGGTAAAATGTTTGAAATTACACAGAAAAATAAAACATTAGCTGATGATATGGTATTCATAGCAAGGTCATTGGGTTTTGCAAGTACTGTAAAAGAAGTAGTCAAATATTGTATTTATAATGGTGAAAGAAAAGAAGGCACTTATTACAGAGTTAATATATATGGTTCAGGATTAAGTAAAATTCCTACCAAAGTTTTAAGAAAGCAATTCAAAGAAGAACCTGAAAAGAATAAGAATCATCTTGTAACTGGATTCAAGGTTATTCCTAAAGGAGTTGGAGAATACTATGGATTTTCTCTTGATAAAAATCGTTTGTTCCTCTTAAAATCCTGTGATATCGTTAAGAATACTGGTAAATCGACTCTTATCAAATCAATTATATATGCAAAAAAACATATATTTCCAGTTGGAATTGCAATGAACGGAACAGAAGATACAAATCACTTATATAAGTCATTCATGCCGTCTACATTTGTATACAACGAGTATAGAGAAGATAAAATTGAAGACCTAATCAAACGACAAAAAATAGCTATACAACATCTACATAATCCATGGGCTGTTCTTATAATCGATGATTGTACAGAAGACCCAACTATCTTTAATAAACCACTTCAAGTTGGACTGTACAAGAAAGGACGACATTGGAGTCTTATGTATATCCTTGCTTTACAGTATGCAATGGATATTCGTCCTAATATCAGAACGAGTATCGACGGTATATTTATTCTCAGAGAACCTCTCTTAAAAAATCGTAGGACACTATACGAAAACTATGCAAGTGTCATACCTGATTTTGAGATGTTCTGCACTCTCATGGACCAACTAACAGATAATTATATGTCAATGTATATCCACAACTTTACTACGAGTAATAACTGGCAAGATTGTGTGTTTTGGTATAAGGCGAAACCTCCTCCAGATGAATGGAAATTCGGTTGTTCTGAATATTGGGAGTTTCATAGATCACGATATAACGAAGAGTATTCCGAACCTGTCGATTAAATAAATTTAACTTGTAATACAAGTTAAATTCAAGAATACTCATTACACTAATAATTATCCTATTAAACTTATTAGAATGGAGGCAAACCAGGAATAATAATAAATAGAATTAAGAGCGGAAATAGAATTGCAAAATACAATATTAATAAAACAATAAGAGTAAGAATTGAAACTGTAAATAGTTTCGTTTTATTTTGTTTATTATAGTATATAATCAAACTGCAAATCAAAACAACTGAACATATCGTATTGACAAAATAAGTTACTGGTATCATTATTTACTATTAAAAATTAACTTGTAATAAATAAATGTTTACAATCGAAGATAAACTTAGTTATACGAGAATGCATTCTGAAGGAACAGAACTTACATACTGGAATGCAGGTGAAATTCAATATATGCCTGTCAGTTCAACTCTAAAATCAATCACAACTTCTGGCAAATCATTAACATATAACGGAACTGAATGGACAAGTTCATTTACAAACGATATAGGAGGATTACCTATTAATACAACAATCCCATTAAACGATGGACAAGTATTAACTTATAACGGAACATCATCTTCTTGGAATAATGAATATCCAAGGAATTTAAGAGGAACCCCAATTAGCACTACAATGCCGGTTGCAAATCAGATTTTATCTTTTGATGGAACCAGTTGGATGCCCACAAATAATACAGGAACACAAGGACCTGCAGGAACAGTTGCATTTGGTAATGTTATCGTTGTTGACCAGATAAAGGGAACAAATGCAGGAACTATAGATGGTAATGCAGTTCAAGATATTGAAACTGCAATAGCTAAAGTTGTTGCTTCTGGAAGAACAGGAGTTACTATATGGGTTATGCCCGGAACATATAATATAAGTGCTGGTATAGTAATACCAAATAATACTACTTTAAAAGGGGTCACATTACAGGGCTGTATAATACAAAGAACAGCTGTAGTTGCTAACACAACATTAATTACAATGGGTGCAAATTCCAGAGTAGAAGATTTTACTTTAAATTTAACTTCTGCTTCAAATGTAGAACTAAAAGGAGTTTATTTTCCAGGAACAACTTCAACAAGTGCAAAGATTAGAGTATGTCTAATTAATGTAACTTCAACTGTAGTAGCCTTAACTAATATCGTATCTGGTATTTTTAGTGATGGAACAACGACAAATCCTTCTGTTGTTCTTTCGACAAATGCAGTTCAAAGAACAACCACAAATGTTAAAAGTTCAACATCGGGAGGTGGAATAGTAAGAGGATGGTATTTTACAGGTCCATTACAATTTTCAATTCGTGATGCAGTTATTTTTGCAAGTGGAATAAATTCAATTGGTGTTGAAAGTATAAATACATCATCTTTCATTATCATTAAAACAGCAACCGTAGCAGGCGATCTATATGATATAAAACAACCAGCAGGTTTAACAGTTCAAAATTCTGGAATTCAACTAACAGCTACTGATTTAATAAATGCAAATTCAGATGATAATGGATTTTCAGTCAATATTGAATCTGCAAATTTTTCTTTTTCTATATTTGGAAATTTTGTAAATGCAACTCATTACTTATTTCCCGGAACACAAAATTATAATCAATTATTGGACACACCAGTCGGTGTTCCATTTCCTCAAAATGTAATCATCTTTGGAGGAATGTTATCTGCTGTTGTTCCAAGTACTATGAATGGTTCAGTAACAATATACTTATATAACTCAACAAGTTCGACATCATTATCAAATCCTACTGAATTTTCATCTATATCAATTAACAATGCTACCAGGGTTTCTATATTTAATAATAAATCATCGACATTCAAGAAACAAATTAATTATCTACATGTTAAATCAGTTTGTTCAGGTGGTGTAGGAAGTAGCATTGATGCATTATTCCTTATGTTATCTTTATACTAATTGAACTGATATCGAATTAAATTTTATTATTCTCATATATAATAAAATGCCTCAAACATATACTCTCTATAAAGCTGATAATCAAGCTAAAAAGTATAAAGTTTATGTTGTAAGTAAGACTGGAAATATTAAAAAAATCCAGTTTGGTGCAAAAGGAATGAGTGATTATACTTTGCATAAAGACCCACTTCGAAAGCAAAGGTATATAAATAGACATAGTGGCATGGGTGAGAATTGGAAAGATCCAACTACAGCTGGATTTTGGGCTTATTGGGCATTATGGAATCTTCCATCGTTAAAAGCAAGTGTTGATTTTACAAGGAAAAAATTCAAACTGAAACCCGAGAACTTTAGTTTATAATTACTTTCAGTCTAAATTATATCAATCTTATAAGATGTATATATATTCTAAGTTACTTGTGAAAAAATATAATTCAAATAATAAAGGATGAATTATATTTATGGTTCAATTTACATATTAGGGAAGAAGTTATACAATTACTTATCTTCAGTTCAAATTCCAATTATAAAATACGATAGTAATGAATCTATTGTAAAAAGAGTTGATATAGGATTACCATGGTATCTAAAGTATCGATACTTTTTCTCGGAGTGCAATGAGGTTATTCCTAATTTGTTTTTAGGTTCATCTTTCAATGCTTACAATAAGCATGAGTTAGAAAATAAAAAGATAAATGTTATACTGAACATAAGCAACGAAATTGATAACTTTTATGAAACTGATAACAGTTTAACTTATTACAAGTATTCTATTCGAGATAACAATCACGATGACATATCAAATATATTAAATGAAACATATAATGTAATTGAACATCATTTGTCTATTGGAGATAAAATATTGGTTCATTGTTATATGGGAGCTTCAAGGTCAGCTTCGGTTGTAATTAATTATATAATACATAAGTATAAAGTATCGTATGAACAGAGCTTAAATATTGTTAAAAATAAAAGACCAGTTATAAATTTAACTGAAAAATTTGAAAAAACAATTAAAAAAAATAGAAACATTGTTATAATAAATGAGTAATCAATCAATGGTTTTTAAACTAACCTCGAATAAAAAAGAAAGATTTGAATTATGTCCGAGTTCATTTGACCCTAAATATATAATAGATTGGTATGATATACAAAAAATACTAAATAATAACAAGCATTTTAAATTTAATCATGTCAAAAGCACTATATTGAGTCTTGGTCCCAAAAAAAGACCAACTCCTAGTCCTAAAAGAAGTCCTAGTCCTAGAAAAAGACCAACTCCCAGACGAAGTCCTAGTCCTAGAAAAAGTCCTAGAAGAAGTCCTAGTCCCAAAAGAAGACCAACTCCCAGACGAAGTCCTAGTCCTAGAAAAAGCCTTAAAACAACTCATAAAAGAAGTCCTAGTCCTAGAAAAAGCCTTAAAACAACTCCTAAAAGAAGTCCTAGTCCCAGAAGAAGCCTTAATCGTAAATACTCTTTATTATATCCTTATGGTTCTCCAAAGGGAACCCCACCTCCTGCATACTCTTTATTATATCCTTATGGTTCTCCAAAGGGAACCCCACCTCCTGTATACTCTTTCTTATATCCTCATGGTTCTTCAAAGGGAAAACAACCTCGTGCATCCCCTAGAATTCAAGGGTCCTTATATCAAGACTTACTTAGACATCATAAAAATGCAGTTGAAGTATAATGAATTTTATTCCAAATCTCTAAATGTTTCTCTTCTAGGAACATGAAAGATATGAAATAATCCTTCCATATGAGAAGGGGAATCAATCGTATTTTGATCCCATCTTATGTTTTTCCATTTGGGAAATGTCCTCCATATAAAATGAAACACCTGAGCTTCAGAACAGAATGTGGGTTGTGTATTAGCCAAAATACAATCAAAACTTATGAATGCCATTGAAAAATCATATGTCCATTCAAAATCAGTCCATACAATAAAAGAATTAAATGAATTGAAAAACAAGTTTAATATTTCTTACTTCCATAAATCATGCTATCCATACAAAAGTATATAGTATCTTCATCTTCATGTATACTTGATATTGGTCGTATTCTTCTGTTGCATTACACAAAAAACAATGTCCATAGCACAAATCTTCTATACCACATCTTTTCACCATAACCTTGTTTTCCTTCTCCAATTCTGATATAGTGTTTCAGTGTCTTTAGCATGAAACTGTTTCATATCTTCCCAATAAGATATCAGTTTAACTTCAATCTGTTGTTGTCTAAATATATTTGAACTCGAGATAAAGTTAATTCTGAATAGTTTCCATTAGGTTCCTTGTCGGTTAAAATATATACATGATATGATACATCCGTTTCATTACCAAACGATTTTTTGATTTCTTTTAGATTATGATCAAGAATTATACTTGCAGTTCTAAATTGACCGAAAACTAATAATGCGATCTTTTTCATTTGAACAAAAGTATTATCTTTTAAATTGTATAACAATTTAAAATTCTATATTGTAATCGTTGCATATTGTATTTCCTTATTATTTATATTTGGATAACACTTTTTTAAAAATTGAGCTAATATTCGACCTGTAATTTTAGCTCCTCTATTAGATGTAAACCATTTTCGTGGTTCATAAGTATCGTAATTATCGATGATAGTTGATAGAGAGTTTATGATGTTGTTTTCATCAGTAAAGAACTCGCCTGTAACCCCGCTTATTACATTATGCCATCCTCCAAGTATATTGGAGTTAACCAAAACAGGCATATTATAGCATATTGCCTCCGCTATTATTCTTGGAGATGCATCTATTATATTTGGAACGAAAAGAAACTTACATTTTTGCATTTCTTTTTGAAACTCGGGATAAGACAAAAACGGAAGAATTTTCACTATACCATTACATTTATCGGTAAATTCACAATTTGTTCTACCAACTAATACCCCTTTTAATTTAAACTTTCCGCACATGACTTCAAGACACTTTTTAGCAAGGTCCCAGTTTCTATTGATTGATTGCCATCCTGCTTCACATTTTTTATTATCTTCTAAACAGCAATATATAAAATCATATTCCTTTTCAGTTTGAATTTTATAACTTTCGTTATCAGTATCTTTTAAATCTGCTTCGGTTATCAATTCCATTGGTAGTTTAGAATTCAGTAGATTATCAGGAATTTTGTCAGGTCTAAAACAATGTAGCCATGCACTTACCATTTGAATATAATCGTGTTTTCGTTCAATGTGGAACTTGTCTTCATAGGGGTTATCAATAACCCCAGGAAAATTGAGGTAACTCGATATACCACAAAAATACAGACCTTTTGCTTTGTATTCTTCATATAGCTGTTCGTGTTTAACTTCACGAAAGGGAGCTGATATCAGTATGATATTTAGAAGATTATGATTCTCATCGTATAAATTCTTAAAGGGAAAAGTCACAACCGGAACACTTGAAAACAGTTCAGATTTCAGTTTTTTATAGGCATAGTACACTATGATGCTTATCAGTATTAGTATTAAAACTATACTAATTATCAAGATGATTTTGTTTTTGATTGACATTTATTATATGGAGATAAATTCTGTTCGAATTTAAATAGAAACAAATTTTAATTTAACTAATAAATTTCAACTGTATTGGAGTTGAAATTTGTCAAGATGCATTTGAAACTGAAAAGGAACCATTTATATATTTATGATGATCGTTGAGAATCAAACGATAAATTAATTTTAAACTATAGTAGAGTTTAAAATTACCATTAAAATTCAACCTTGTCAACAAAAGCAAGGTATTTGTAGGCTTGAAGTTGAGTTATAACATCTGCTAAATCATCCTTTTTCTTGTTTGAATTTAAACTGCTCATTGTATCACTATCTTTTCTATCATTGAGTATCTCTATTGTTTGAACTACACTCCATTTTTTGCGAGCGGATTTATCAATCGATTTATATTTAATTTTGCCATTTTTCAGTCTTGTTTCAAGCTTGTGGGCTCCTAAAATTTGAGTTTTGTAATAAGCTGGAAATTCAATTATTTGTTTAAATCTACCGTATCGAAAAGCAAAGTAGGACCAACAATGTTGAGCAATTTTAAGAGCCATTGTGTTATGTTTTTTACCAAAAGACATCTGCTTTTCAATTAGAATAGTTCCGCATTTATCGAAGTAAGAAGAATGTTCATCAAGCAAATCATTCATATTGTATAAAACTTCAGTGTCAAGGTAAGCTCCTTTTTTACAGTTTTTTGTTAAATCGTTGTTTTTAAACAAAACAGTTCTACCATTGGTCCATACCTGTTTTAATATAGTTTTAAATTCTTGAGTTGGTGTTCCGTTTACATTGTATCTGTTTTCTTTTGGTATATTTTGAATTGATAATAAGGTTTCATTATCAATTTCTTCAATGTAGAATGCAAAGTTATTTTTACCAATATCTATACTGCATATATATATGTTGTTATCTTCTTTTAATTCTTGCATCATTATTACCTGTCATTTTTAATTTATAAATAAGGTTATTTAAAGCAAATGATCGAAGTTGAATTGACAAACAGTTCACAAAAGCAGATAACAGGAGTTAGTATCAAAGTACAGGAATTGAAGTTTAATCAGTCAGCTACATTTAGAGTTGAACTGTTGAATGGGCGAAATCTAACTGATATTCAGTTTGTTGAGGTTATGGGTGAAAACTATAATCGATGGAATGGTGACGACGATTATATAGTTGATTTTATAGTGGGTCAGCTTGGTTATCTTAGGAAAGGTGAGAGAAAGGTATATAAGGATCCTGTATCTGAGGATGAGTATTTGGAAATGGAAGATGAGTTGAACCAATATAAAACCGATGTTGATGAATTACGATTGAGATATAATGATGAACTTTTGAAAGGGAAAACAGTGAAGAAGAATATGGATGAAATCGTGTCTCAAAATAACCTGCTAACTGAAAAGTTGGGTGTATTAACTTTTGAGAAAAACAGTTTGAAATCGCAGTTCGAAACTGTAAATTCTAAATATGAAGATATGCTTCGAACATCGGAAGATAAGAAACGACATTATGAATACCTTATTAATCGTATAGATGAACTTAATCGTATGCATGATGAATTGAAGGTTCAATTTGATGAGATAACTAGGGAAAATGGTGTATTGCAGAGTTGTGTAGTTGACTTGTCTGAAAAGAATAATGAATATGAAACGATTAAACATAATTATTCTGAACTGGAAATCAATTACAATAAAACAAAGGATGAAAATAAACGACTTGAAGTTTTAAAGGTTCAATTTCAAAACCGAGTAATTGAACTTCAAAATGAATTGGAAACCAATTATACTTTTATTGAAAATATGGAAAGTGAATTAGATACGAATAATAATACTAACACAAGTTTACAAAATCAGATTGACAATTATATTGCAAATGAAGGAAAGTTAAATAATATAATAGAAACGATGGAAAGGACAAAAACCAAAAATGTTGAAACCATATCAGAACTTAAATCATCTGTCTCTGAAATGAGAGTCAAAATATCGAAACAGATTGATTATATCGATGAATTAGAAAATGATGTTGAAAATAAAGATGAACAAATACTAAAATTAGAGGATGAAATCAAGGTGAAAACATCAGAAATCGAAAATAATAAATATGAATATGTATCGAGGTCGACTGATCATTCTATTTATGTATCGAGTTTGCAACAGGAGATATTAAGTTGTAAAATCAGTTTACAAGAAGAGAAAACTGATTTTCAGTCACAAGTTGACCAATATGAAACCTATATTGTGAATCAAGATGAGAAAATTTCTCATAAAGAACAACATATAGGTTTATTGGAGATGGAAAATAATGAATTGAATTATATCATATCCGGTTTGAAAGAGACAAATAGAGAACTGGAAATGGATAAATCTGAATTGGAATACAATTTAGAAACAATTCAAGATGAGAATACTGATTTGGATAGCAGAATAAGTTCTCTTGAAGAAGAGTTAGAGGAAAATAAAACAAATGATATTGTTGTTTCTTTGCAATATGAAATTGAAGAGAAAAAGTTATGTGTGAGTCAATTAATCGACGATCTAAATCGAGAGAGATTATCTTATGATGAATTAGTTGACGAAACAGAAGAGCATATACAAAATAGAGATAATCATATTGAAAATCAGTATGAAATGATATTTGAAATAGAAGGAATGATTCGAGAAAAAATGAAGAAGTTAAATGAATTAGAAATTGAACTCAATTCTAGTTTGTTATTAAATTCTGAGTTGAAATTAAAACTGGAATCTTCGAATTGTTTAAACAACGAATTAGCAAATGAAATAATGGACTTAGATAAAGAGATGAATACAATTTGTGACCAATACGATAATTTGTCAGAAGAGCATGAACGAGTTCAAAAAGAGATTGAAGAGCTAAAACAAAAAGTAGTTGAATTAGAATATGAAAATACAAGATTATCGAATGATTTAAATGAAACTGAAAATGAGTTTGAAATCATAGAAGAATCTTTACATGAATACAAAAGTAATCTATCTGTGTTGGAGTCTGAAAAAGTCCAGTTTGTTAAAGAGAACGATACCCTATCTATTCAGAATGTTATCTTAATCGAACGAACGAATAATCTAAGTTCTGAATTAGACTGTTTATCAACACAAAAGAGAAATTTAGAAATAGAATACGAACAATTACAAAAGGAAGTGGAAGAATTGGATAACGACAATGAATCTTTATTAAAAGTAAATAATGAATTTAATTCTGAATTGGAATTGGAAGACATTCGAATTAAATCTTTAACAAAAGAAAATATAGAACATACAGAAACCATAAAACAGGTTCATTTTGATATTGAAAACCTAAAACAAAAAGTTGAAACTTTAGAAAAAGAAAATGAAGAATTCGAGACTGATATTCAGTCTCTTGAAGAAAATAATGAATCTCTGTTTGATTCTAATAACGAATTTCATATAGAATTACAGGATGTTAATAAACGAATGAATTTATTACGATTTCAGTTGGATGAGCAGACTGAGACAATTCAGTCATTAAAAGAAACAAATAGAAGAATTACTATTGAGAATGAAACATTGGTTACTAAGTTAGATAAATTTAAAAAACAGATTGAAAATATGATTTAATTTATTATAATAAATAATGAGTTCACTCAATGAGATAGTAGATGATACTGCCAAATTCGAAGTGATTAAATTTAGAATAACACTGGTTATTTCAATGATAATCTGTGCTATTTGTTTGGTATTTGGAATTTACCTTGTTTTTAAAAAAGATAACTATGTTTCTATTCAAGGTGTTGTTGTATCTAAAACATGTAGTAAAACACCAAACCAAGTATGCACTTATGTGATTAGTTATAATGTGAACGGTTTTCAATATCAAAATAGTATCGAATTAAATCAACCTTATTCAGTTGGAAATCCGGTTCAAATTGAATATGATACAACTAACCCAAATAGCATTCAGAATCCAAGATTGAAATTGATATATATTGGTTTTATAGTTATTGGTTTTGGTTTGTTTTTTCTTGGTGTTGCATATATCAATTACTACTTCGCAACAAGGAGCAAGGTATATGCAGTTGCAAGTGGAGTTAGTGATGCATCCAATTTCTTAAGAAATACACTTTAAAATTAGCTTGTTTTTATTGAAATATCGTTTGTTCTTTCAATACCGGATACTTGTGGGTTAAACCAATGAGACGAGCATCTATAAACTCGACTAATGTATCAATATCACAAACAAACTTGATGTCAATCATGTAAGTATCTTTTATGTTATTGATTCCATTTTTAGCAGACTGAATATCCTTTACAATATTTAAACATATCATCATATCAGATTCTCTATCAGACCTTTCATATAGTGACAATAATTCAAATGCTTTTGATATTGTATCCTGTATGAAAGATAAACAGTTTGCTCTATTGTCTTGATTTATAAATGTTCTCGACAATGTAGTTGTTAGACTGTCTTGTTGAACATACATGTATCTTGTGTTTATTTTTTCTCCCTTTTGAATGCGACCGATAAATTTGAGTCTGCTTACAATCTCTTTATTAGAATCCATTCTTGATTTATTTATAGTATGCTGGTAATAATATAATTCTTTTATTTTTTTACACGAGTTAAAGAGCATATCAGTATGCATTTATTAATTATCAATTTAATTTACAATTACAATAATTGAAAATTTAATCTTTGTAGTAATAAATGGAAAATGATGATATAACCGATTTTTTACCTATATATCCAGATATAGAGCAGTCTGATTTTAGCTTGGATATATATAGGAAAAAGGAGTTTTATAATGAGAAGCTTGAACAAATTGAAGAAATTCCAAAGGTAGCAGGTCAACTACTTCGAAATCAAAAGATAATGGCTCGTTATATGTCTTCTCGAACCCCATATGACAATATACTTATCGTTAATGAGATGGGAACCGGTAAAACATGCCTTACAATAGGAATCATAGAACAAATCAAACGAGAAAACAATGGATTTAAAAAAGCTGTTATTTTAGCCAGAGGTGAAGGCATCATTAATAACTTCAAAAACGAAATTGTATTCAGATGCACTTCAGGTCAATATATACCTGAAAATTATGATAGTATTACAGATTTGGAAGGAACTCATCGTATGAATAAACTATTAGACCAATTCTATGAATTTAAAACCTTCGTTACTTTTGCAAAAATGGTTGAGAAAACAAAGAGAGATTTTATCCTGGAATCATACAATAATAGTATTATAGTTATTGATGAGGTTCATAACTTACGGTTACAGGATAAGGAAGAAGGTATAAATGTATATAGAAATATATGGAACTTTTTGCATATGATTAAGAACTGCAAAATCATACTTTTGTCAGGAACTCCAATGAAAGACAGTCCTGAAGAGATTACTTCTATCATGAACCTTATAATTCCTGCAGATCAGAATCTTCCGACTGGTCAGGAGTTCATTAATTCTTATATGAATATAGACCAAAATACAGGGACCATGAAACTAAAAAAGACCATGATACCAGAATTAAAAAAAGTATTTAAAGGAAAGATATCGTATCTTCTTGCTATGAAATCTCAAATACCAATGGAATACAAAGGAACTATCATCGAAAACCAACTAAAAGAGTTCAAAGTTGAACCTGATCAAATGAGTCCTTTTCAATCAGAAGCATATACCAAGGCATATGATTTAGATGTTAATTCGGATAAGAAAGGTATATATTCAAACTCAAGACAAGCTACATTATTTGTTTTTCCTGATGGAACCTACGGAGAACCTGGTTTTAATAAATATGTTAATATCAGAAAAGATCCAAAAACAAAGAAGTTATCTTTTGGATTGAAAGACAGTTTAAAAACAATATTTCGCGGAACAGAAGAAAATAAACTGGAAACACTATATCGTTTTAGTAGTAAATATGCAATCTCTATCGGTAACATATTAGAAGCTAGGAAAGAAAACAAAAGTGTTTTCGTATATTGTGAGTTCGTCCAAGGTAGCGGTGCTATTCTTTTTGCTTCCCTTCTTGAACAATTCGGTTATACACAAGCTACCGGTAGTGAAGGAAACAACCAATTTAGTCCTCGATATGCTATAATTACAAACACAACTGCTACCTTGAGCAAAATGAAGAAAATAATTACTCGATTCAATAAGGCTGATAATGCAACTGGTAAAGTAATTAATGTTATTATTGGTTCAAAAGTTATATCAGAAGGATTTTCTCTTTTTAATGTTCAAGTTGTCAATATATTAACTCCTCATTGGAATTACTCTGAGATTTCCCAAGCTATTGCTCGTGGTTATCGTCTTGGTTCTCATAATAATCTATCACAAATGGGAATCCAACCATCATTCAGTATATATCAACGAGTATCTATTCCAAACAATGAAACACCAAGTATTGACCTTGAAATGTACAAGATATCAGAAATCAAAGATATAAACATAAAACAAATTGAAAGAGTCATTAAAGAATCCGCCTTCGATTGCCCTTTAAATTACGAAAGAAATAGGATTAGAAATCCTAGTCTGAATGGCAAACGAGAATGCGATTACATGGATTGTGATTATAAATGTGATTTTGAACCTATAATCCTAACTGAAGATGAAATCGATACTTCTACTTATCAACTTTACTATTCTCAAACTGATGATATCATTCAACATATAAAAAATATTTACAGGATAAATTTCATGCTGTCTTTTGAATATTTAACAAATTTAGAAGAATTACAAATATGTACCGATTTTGAACTGTTAAGTAGTTTAAATTTTATGATTAATAATAATACTGAAATCATTAATAGATACGGTATCTCCTCCTACCTAAGAGAAAGTAACAATATCTACTTTCTTGTTGATAACTTAACTATAACAGGTGATGTATCCCTATCTTACTATACTAAATATCCTATTCTAAAACAGGACATAACACAAGAGGAAATCATGGAACCTATCTATATATCCCTTATTCCAACTGTAATTAATCGTATATTTGAGTCTAAAACCGACGATGACCTACCATACTACTTTAACAAATTATCAAACGAAATCAACGAAATGGTAATTGAAAACTCAATTGTAGCAGATATAAGAGATGTAGATAAAAACAGACCACAAAGGAAGATGATTTTAAAGTATTTTGAAAACTTTGTAAGGAGATTTGAAGACCAAGAAGGAAATCCGATATGGGTTTCGTGGTATCTTTTTGAAAAGGATAATATAATTCGATGTATGTTTGAATCTTCCATTGGAGAATGGTTTAATGGCGATGAAAGTATAAGAGACATTGTTTTACAATACAAACAAACAGTTCAAACACATTTGGATAATAACCAATATGGCTTTTACGGTCAAATCAACAGAGGCATGAACAAGTTCTGTATCCGTGATGTCAGAACTAAGGTTGATAAAAAACATAAACAGAAGTCAGGTCGTGTATGCAAAACCATAAAGAGGTTCGAACTAATTAACATTGCTTCCAGAATACTAAATATCGACGGAGACAATGACGGAATAAACAGAGAGACCAATAAAGCGAAACTATGGGAAAGAATACAATCAAACAGAGATTACCTATGGAAATCAATTAATAATCAAGAAATTGAACTAACACCAGAATCACCTATCGAAGAATTAAGAAGATTCATCTATTGGGGTAGTAAGAAGGTAGAAGAACTTTGTGGTGCAATTCAAAACTGGTTTGATAGAAATGGTTTACTTACAGAAGACCCTGGTTGTGGAAAACAAGGGAGAACAAAAATATAATTATCATTTATTATTTTTAATTAATAAATGAGCTTAAAATTAGAAAAAATGTGTGCTACTAAAATATATACAGACGAAAATGTACCTATTCCAACAAAAGCATCTAATGATAATGTTAGAGCTGGTTTTTATATTGAAAAACTATGGAAACAAAATAGTGATATTACCATATCGTTTGTCGGAGACCCTTCAAGGATATCACTATCAACAACTGATCAGACAGAAGACCCACTTCAAAATCAGATTCAAAATATGAACCGAAAAGATGCGATTAAAAAGATTATAATGGAAAGAATTCAACCTCTTGTGAATCTCAAATTTAGTTTTCTTCAAGATAACGATAAATCAGCCTTAGTTCGAATTGACTTTGACCCTAATCGAGGTTCTTGGTCTTTATTGGGAACTGATTGTATACAAAATAAGGATATTTCAACGATGAACTTTGCTTGGTTTGATGTTGGAACTGTATTACATGAATTTGGACATTTATTAGGAATGATACATGAACATCAAAATCCAAGAGGAGATAAAATACAATGGGATAAAAACAAGGTGTATAAATGGGCTGAAGACACACAAGGATGGGACAAATCACAGACTGATACTAATATTCTTAATGCATATAACATGGACCATATTAATGGTTCAGATTTTGACCCCTTATCTGTTATGTTGTATTTCTTCCCATCAAAATTAACAGTAAATAATAAAGGAACGAACCAGAACCTTAGATATTCAGGTATCGATGTCCTTTGGATTCATAAAACATATCCGAGAGTTGATGGACCATCTCCAGAGATATACTATCAATCAACATATAATCAATCTCTTCAATCCTCTATTTTAAAAAGTCAAGAGTTAGCAAAAGCAGGATCAGGATCAACTCAATCTTCAACTGGTTTATTTTTCAAATTTTTATTATTTGTAATTGTTTGCAGTTTGATTTATCTATTAGTTACCAAAGTATTTCTCAATAAGAAAAAAAGGAGATAACCTGAGATCGATAACGGTTTTAAAGAATCTTTCTATTAATGAAAATGATACAAAACCATGTCGATGAACTCAATAATATCAGAGCTGAAATTATCAGAAATAATATGAGAAATAAGATTCTTAGGAAAAGAGTAATTGAACTTGAAGCTCATATTTTAGCATACTTGAAAGAAAAGGAACAGACCGGGGTTAAATATAAAGGAAAAGCAATTATTGTAGAAACACAGGAGAAATTTAAACAGAATCGAAAGCATAAGGAAGAACTTGGAATTGACTATTTTAGACAATTGGGAGTTAACGATGCTGAAAAAGCATATCGAAAATTGCTTGAAGTTCAAAAAGGAGAATCAGTTGAAAAGCAAACCTTAAAAATTAAGAACTTGGATAAGAAGTAAAGAGCGAGAATTATGTAGACTTATTATTCATGATTGAATAACAAGTTAAAATTGGTTCATTCTGTTGTAGTGATTATTCGAACATAAATGTCTTCTATATAACAACTTATGATTCGTATAGAAATCACACAATTTACAGTTGAACTTGAACTTGATAAAAACAAGTGTTTCACCCTTTGGTTTCAAATTGTAATATTTAATAAGTTGTTTCTCTCTGTTAATATTATAGTGTTGTTGAAAACGAAGCATTTATACTATTTTATGCTAAAAGGAAATTGTAAACTCATTTTAACTAACATGTCATAAAAAGAACTTCCTTAATGACTTTATTATGATATAGTGAAATCAGACTGATATCAAGGTTTAAAATCTTATTTTTCTCTACACTCAAATTAGATTCGTCATGGTATCCTTTTAACAGTAACAGATTCATATAAGGTATAAATTCAGATTGTTCTGCACTATGGTAATCGTTAGCATACTGTAAAACATCAGATAATATAGTTTGTTTTGTTACATCCATCGATATTGTTTTTCCTGTTGAAAGTCGGATAAAGATTTGCATTATTTTTAAATTAGCAAGTTAACTTTATACTAATAAATGAGATATACTATTTTGATAATTAGTATTATTGTTATTTCGGTCATATTATTGATTGGGACAGTATGGTTAAATACTGTTTCATATAACTTTGGTCACAGTGATACAACAGGGAAGTTAAAAAACCAGGTGAAATCAGAGCTATACAATTCAACTATAAAGAAAGTTACGGAAGATACTGTAGTTCAAATGTATCAATTAGCAAGAGATTTTCATGATATATCAGAGAAAAATCAATTATTTTATTGGATAATAGGTGGAACTCTTATTGGGGCAATAAGACATCAAGGAATAATTCCTTGGGATGATGATATTGATATTGGTATAAGGGATAAAGATATCGATATTTTATTAAAATTGAAACCTCAGTTTGAAGCATTAGATTATGAGATTGTAGAATTTCCATTATTTGGATACAAAATATTCCCCAAGAATGGACAAGAGCATGAGGGTGATTTCTTTAAATTTCCTTGGATAGATATATTTGTCTATAAAGAAAGTTCTAAATCAGACGATGATGTAGGTGGAAATGAAGATAATAATTTTTTTATTCTGGCTTATCCAGAAGCAAGGAAACTATGGATTAAAGATTTTTTCACCATTGAGAGTATTAACAAGAGGCAATTATATAGCATTGGAAATATGAATTTATGGGGTCCGTCGAAGGCTATTCCATTTCTAAATAGAGTATACAAAGACTGGAACATTAAAGGTTATTATGCTGGATTACATGATTCTCCGTGTGAACCACAAATTTGGGAATTATCAGATGAAGATTTTGAACCTGCAAAACCGGCTTCTTTATCATTATCTAGAATTTAAGATTTTGAACTATATTCCAATTTTAAAAAAATCTATTATATACGATGTTTTGAGACTAAAAACTAAAGATTTATAATTCCAATTTAACTTTATACTAATAAATGAAACTCACTTTAGTTATCGGTTTAGCATTATCAATCATCACCATCATTATTATTATACTCATATTATCGATTATGAAACAAACTGAACCTTACAAATACAATAATGAATCACCAAAATTGATTCATCTTATATATATACCATGGGATAAAAACCAGAAACTTAAAGACGATTATTTAGACTTTGACAAGAAATCATATGAACAACTCAAACGAAATAACCCTGAATACAATATCAAATTATGGATATTGCCTGATATCCAAGAATTTGTTAGGGACTTTTATCCTGAATACTACGATATAATATTCAATCTACCACGACCTACAATGATAGTTGACTTCCTTAGACTGTTAGTTGTATATCATTATGGTGGTATATATTGGCAATACGGTAGTATATCCAATGCGAGTTCAATTAATATGTTTCAACCTTCTCCAAACAAGAAAGTTAAGTTATTTACAGAAGCAGTCTTATCACAAGAATATGCAGATAAAATGAAAGATGAACCTATAAGACAGGGTGAACCAGAAGAAATTACAAGAGTATGTAATCAAGTGTTTTCTGCAGTTCCAAAGCATCCTTATATATTTATCTTATTCACGACAGCAATCGAAAACTCAAAAAAATACCAAGTCAAGAAAGATTACGATATACTATATATCGGTGCAAATGCAATGATGAGTTCAGTTTACGATAAGATTGGAAAATTGAGAGATGATGTTGAACTCATTAATCATAAAACAACAAAAAAGATAATAGATATAAATTCAAAAGGAAGTTGGAGAACGGATAGTTAACAGTCTTATTTTTTTGAATCTTTAATCAATCTGATAAGTTCTTCTTTCTTTAACTTTGAATATCCTTTAAGACCCATTTCTCTTGCAAGATTTTTAAGTTGAACCACTGTAGATGGTTTAATAGTAGGAGATTGTTTTTTCGTTTTAATAATTAACTCAATTAAAAGTTTTTTGTTCAGCTTCAAATAACCCTTTATGTTCATATTTTTTGCGATGATCCTGAGTTCAGTTAACTTTAAAATATTCAAGTTTTGAGATTGCTTTACAGGTGTTTTGACTCTCGACATTTGAACACAACTCTCTCTCAATGGATTATAGTATTTAAACTCATCTTTAAAGCCAATCGATTTGAAAAAATTAGACATTCTTTCAGTATGAGCATCACCTGCATATACGATAATGTTATTACTTTCTGCTGGTTGAAATTCACCTTGTGATTTATGTTTTTTCAAATTGTGACACTTGAAAATTCTTGCTAAGAAGTATACATCGACTAATAATGAATTCAGTTTAAGAAATATAAAATCAAATCTTTTTATGTCATCTTCGTTGAAAGCAGTATTCTTTTCAATTGAACTAATTAGTTTTTTAATTGCATCAATAAATATAATATTGGGATTTTTGACTCTGAAATAAAGGTCATTACTTATAGTATCATATGAAGCCTTTTTTAACCATGTTTCTATTTCTGTCTTTTTATAGCTTGATTCAAGTTGCTTTTTTAATGATTTGTTTTTATAGAATATATCCAAGAGATTTATATCATTGTCTTTTATCAATATCTTGAGAGAGTTGAGTATAGAGGGACATTCAAAATTGACTCTTCTCAATACTTCCAATATTTCATCAGGAGTCCTGAAAAGTTGCAATCCAACTTGAAAAATGCTTCGAATTAAACTGAGAGCAATATCTTCAGTATAGATTTTTTTAGCATCAATGTCTATATCCCATGTTGAACGAATATCGATATTATGTAATCTGATTAATTCGCAGTTTGGAACCATTCTTGTTTCCGGCTGGATACAGTCTTTCATCTTGTTGTGAATCCTTGAAAACATATAAGTAGTATGGTCATGTTTCTTGGCATTTTTGTAGTATTTGTAAGAATCAGAAAAAGTGTGTCCGGTAAACATTCGACCTACTATATTCATAAAAATTAGCCTTGATGCTATACTGTTTTTGATTCTACTTTTTACCATTGGGAATTCCACATATACATCTATAAAGGATGGTGTTTCTCTCGATAGTCGATAGATATACTCATCGAATTCAATATATGTATTTGACTTGCATTGACCTGTTGTTTTCTTGTGGTATTCACCGAATAGATGTATAGTTTTCTCGGGTTTCCCTTTGATATTTAACTTGAACTTACGAATTCCAATAGGTCCCTCAATAAATTCAGCATTATATGGGTGTGATGGAAAATCAATTAATGATAGATTATTAATCAAACGATTTTGAACTTGATTTGATGTTGATTTTATAAAGTTCAATTTTTCAACTGAAAATTCCTTTAAATACATTGCATTATATGTTTCTTTAAATAGTTGCACCTTTTCAATTTCTCTCTCAGTCAGCATTTACAATAAGTAAATATAAATAAAGTTATTGTACCATCAGGTACTAATTTTAAATTGGATAACAATTTAAAATTATAGTTTGCAATCAATCCACGAAATTTAACTTAGGACTAAAGATATCTTTTAACTCATTCAATACCTTCTCTCGAGTCCTCATCCTAAACAAAAACTGATCTCGCACAAAATCAGCCTTAAATCCAACTATATTTTTAAAGGAAACATTACACATTTGGTCCAAAGGAATAACAAGGTTCTTAAGATAATACATATAATCCAACTTGATAATATCACCGTGTTTCTTGATATATTCAACATCTTCTAATTTATCATATAACTTACCTTTTTGATTATTTGGATAAGCAACGACATACTCCAATCTCGTCCCAGCTTGAACTATCATACCTCGATTTTTCATTCTTAAAGCAAGCTGAACTTGAGCAGGTAAAGAAGCAATGTAATAGTCTTCATCATTATCAACATTCTTTTTTCTCAATTGCTCTTCCTTCTCTTTCGGTTTCTTACTCAAAGGTGTTACCTTATAATCTCCAACCTGAATCTTAAGTGATTTCTTCCCTGTTTTCTCATTCTTGGTTTCCACCATAAAAGATTCCGGGTCTTCCGCAATCTCAGTTACATTACCAGAGTTTCCAACCGATTTAGTCACAATAAAATCTTCAATCGGTTTCGAGTGAGAAAGCAAACCATTTATCTCCTGAATAATATAGTATAAAATATCGTTACAATTTATACCATCTGCAATCTTCGATATTACAGTCTCATATACATCACGAACAAACTTTGAGTTATCTCTTCTTGCAAGCAATACTCCTTTCTTACCAATTTTATTATTAATATTTCCAAGAGCATCACAAGCTCGATACATATATCTCTTTTTTGTCAATATGAAAAAGAAGCTGTAAATCGCTTCCTCGAAATCAATTCGAACTGGAGGCGGAAATTGCATACTAATCTCGTCAGCTACTTTCAATGCATAAGCCCATGTCTCCTGAGCTGTTGTCAAATGAGGAAAACAAACATAGTTACTATCTGTATCTCCATACACCAACTTACCACCATGAATTTCCTGAATATCTTTTGATACCTTCTGAATGTTGGTTCGTCCCATGTATGTAATACACATAGCACCAGGCATCAAAGGTAGATATCCTCTCTTTACACCAAGAGCACCATACATACTATTAGCTGATACCTTCAAAGCAAGCTGTCTTTTATCAAGCACATTACATAAAGATGTGAGTACCTGAATGCTTCCAAACTCATTATCCTCTTTCATTTCACCATCCTTTATTGCCTTGATTTTATCATTGTATTTATTAATTTCTTTCCGTGTATTTTTTCTTGCATCTAACAAGTTCTGAATAATAGTTGGTAAAACACCTTTTGGTTCCTTCAGAAAACGATACTTTCGTTTCTCACACATAGGGTGCTTCGATATTGTCTTTTTTATATCAGACCGCTCTTTCTTGTAAGGCTTAAGTTCTTCCATCTTCAGCTTAATTTCATCCGCTATTTCTTGCCTTCTCAACTTATCAATTCTGCTATCTCTCATTGTACGAAGAGATTTAATGTCATCCTCCTTCTTTTTGATATAGTTGTTCAGAGTATTTACACGGATAACTTTCTCATCATGTTCACAACCAATATGGTCCTCCCATTCCATCACATTACACTTCCTGTTCGGAATACTATCATCCGTAACCCAAGTTGAGTAATCGATATTATATCCAATAATGATAGAAGGATACAGAGAGCAAAAATCAAGAGGAACTACCATATTATATGAGCCTGGAACAGGGTCAAAAACATAAGCACCAACATATCGTTCATTATCCTTTGATTCATACCCGTTGCTTTCGACAACAATGTTTTGACTCAAACAATATCTGTATATTTGAGAGAAGACCTTGATCTGTTGCCCTTGAGTATAAAGGGTAAATATAGGAACATTGCAGATACTCGCCATCTCTGTTAATCCGTACCATACTTGAAGTTTACCAATGAGAGATACGACAAGTGCACTATCTTTCACACAATACTTTCCAACGATACCCATTGCTTTCTGAGATTGTACAGGGTAACTTCCGTCAGCTTTCCTTTTCACACCAATCTTGTAACATTTGAAAATACCTTTGACAGATAAAGGATCTTTTGTTTGACCAATAAAGTATTCTGAAATTGTTTTCAGTTTATAATTATTGAATTTGTAATCTCGTTTGACAATAGGAAGTAAATCAATATACAAACGACCTTCTGCATCTAAAAACTCAAACTCCTGATTCTTGTAAGCTGAAGAAGACCAACTGATTTTCCGTTTCTTAGCCATATTGGTTTTATGAAATCCTTGCTTTGCAAAGATATCAGGGACCATACATGGGGAATTTGCTCGGTCAATCATATACGGTATATCGAAACCGAAGATATTATATCCACATATTATATTTGGATTTTCAGTTCGAATCAACTCAGTGAAAGAAGTCAACACATCGGCTTCTGTATTACAGTTTATGATATTCACATCGTCACCAACTATCGACTGATCAGGTTGTCCAAGCGAAATCAAATAGGAAGTGTAATTGCTTTCATTATAATCTCCTTCAGTTGTAAATACACATGAAATTTGGAATATCTTATCACCCAAGTTAACCGATTTAGGCATAGCATTATTGTTGCTTGAATAAACCTCAATATCAAAGCCCATAATCTTAGGCTTAGGAGCAACCGGATTTTCAAACGGACCGATACGATTTTGACTTACGATATATTCATTTTTACACAATGTAATTTTGTTTTCTTCCGTTTGTTTCTTCCCTGTAAATGTAACCCAACCAGCTGTTGATATATTTTTATTACATACAAATTGCAATATCGGATTAGCTTGGTCTTCATGAACTTTTAATATGAGACGACCAATACCAGATACCATTAAAGGTTTTCGAAGCAAGTAAACAAGTGACTTTATATGTTCCTTATTCGCAAAATAACAGAGTAAGAATGGAAACAACTTAGGTTGACCATTCTTATCAAAGTTAGCTCGATACAGTTTCTTTTTCAATACATACTGAGCATCAAGTGTTTCTTTCTGCCTCCCAAGAAGATCATCAATCTTCTTTCGAATAAGGCAAACCATGCCTTCAGTTACATCAGGAGGCAACTCAATATAACAATAAGGATAAAAATCATCTACACGAACACAGACATTTTCATTCCTTTCATTTAGTCCATAAACACGAATGCATGTGCATTCGGTTTCATCTTCATCAATAAACCAACTATACGGGAAAAATTTAGACTTTTGCATAACTCTATTTTAAAGTCCAATTTCATTTTTTAATTCATTTTAAAGAAGTAAAAAATGATTTCATTATATTAGGATATATGTATATCCTAGTCTTAACTCTTCTTCTGTAAAGTGATTATCATCTTGGTGGTCTTCGTGTTCTTTAACAATTACAGTTATTTTCCGTTTCATAAAACAACAGCAGTATAACTTTAACATATCAAAAATTCTCATTTATATTAATACTAAACTTTCTTATATTTCCAAATTGCAAATCAGTTTGATTTGTAATTAAATTAACTAAAGTAACTAAAGTAAAGTAAACTTCTTCAGTATAGAGGCTATATTGAATTCAAGGTTAAAATGTCTCTTCAATTCCATGAGTTATTATAGTCTGATATGTCTCCAATGCTGTAATTAATGTTCCTTTACTTTGAAACTCATTCATTCCTTTTGTATGGAGCAACTTAATAGTTAGCCCATATTCATCGCATACATAAGAACTATAACTTTCAACTTGTTCTACCCTTTGAATTTTTTTATTAAGAGGAAGATAATTAGACGGCTGATATGAATGAGTCGGTATCTTGTGATTTTCGGTAAGTTCTCTTGTCTGTAAAGAAATCCATTTTACACCTCGAAGCTTAAATGGAAAATGAACGGGATTTGCATCCATTGGAAGTATAACAGTAAGGTATCTGCATTTGTTATTAAGCATACAATAGAATTTGACCATATACAAGCTAAATTTAGATTGTATATCTCTGATTTTATATAAAGTTGGATGATTGAAATAGTCATCAAAGTAATCTAAAATAGCATCTGCTTCTACACCTTCGTCAATGATCGAACCATAATTTGCCATCAGTTTTTTATTATATTTGTTATTTATAAATGGATTCAAAACTATATAAGCTCGGATTCCTCGATAAAGAAATAATCACGAGGAGAGAACTTCAATTCCCTCTTGAAAATCAACTTGTTTGTAACAACTGCAAAACTGAAAGAGCGAAAACTGTGTGTAATAAATACACATTGTATCCAGCAATTAACAGACATGTTGATTATGGTGAATATAAATGTCCTACGACAATAAGATATATATTTTAAATATCATATTATTACTCTTTCTTACTTTCAGCCACTTTTGAAATTGCTTTTGCATACTTATCAGTAAGATATACAAAGCTATCTATCCATTTCCAAAGGACAACCTTATCATCATCATCTAATACACCAGACCTCCATAGTTTTTTAAAGTGACTGATTTTCTCCCTTTTATTACCATTTAACTCAAATAGGTTGTTTTCAAGGAAGAACTGCTCATCCCGATTCTTAATCATCGTCTTCAGCATTTTATTATCCTTATTTAACTGATAGTTAAAATTGTTCATTACATCTCTGATTGGAATCTGGTTTGATAAAAACAAACGAATTACAACTAAATCTCCTTCTGACGGAAACTGATTAATTAACTCGTCGAAAAAGCTAATAAGTTGGTTTTTAAAATCAATTAGTATATCTTCTGTAGTTGACATTATTTACTGTTTTTGAATTATCGCTTTAAATAAACTATTATATCTATTAAATTGCAATTCGTATTGAATTGCAGTTTAAAATACACTGCTATCTCCGTCTATCTCCGTCTATCTCCATGTATCTCCATGTATCTCCATCTATTTAATAGGGTCGAGCATCGTAAGGTCTTTCAACTTCATATTCCATTTCTTCTTCCAAATCTTCTTGATACTGTTCTATAAATTTATCCGATACATATTTATAACAAGCTGGACCGCATCTATATAACAACTCTCTAAAATCGCAATGATAACCATTCTCAACAAGATATTTCAAACATTCCAATGAATAACATGAGTGCAAATAAGTTACCTCATCCCACGGAAACCCATTTTCATGTAGAAATACCAATGCATCAAGATTGTCATTTTCACAAGCAATATAAGAAAATTTTGCATCTTTTTCCATTGTTTCATGTATCAGTTCGAAAAGATATTCTAAACAATCCATTTTTTTGTTCCTTATAGCAGACTTGAAACATTTCCTAAATGTCGACTCATCAGGATTTACCTTTTGAATACAATACTCAAGGCAGTTTTTGTTGCCAACAGAAGCTTCTACACAATGTTGACTTGATATAGGAAGACCATGTCGACCATAAAAATCAATCATGCATATATTCCCTTGTTGAGCAAACAACAAAGAAGCACCCTCCTTATTCCCATCACCAGTATAATGAACGATGTCGAAAATATCCCACCAATCTGAATTCATCTCGCTGTGTTGTCTTTTTAGATTCTCGTATGTGTCATTCTCTATTGCACTCATTACAAACTCGAGTAAACTATCACACGGAAACCTTACCATAAAAAATGCCGATATGTTGTACACAGCAATGAAGTCGTCTAAAGTCGAAATCATATTGTTCTCTCGAATAAACCTAGAAGGAATTGTAATTGTATCTTCTAAACTACCACAATCCAACAGGTTATCGAAAAATATCGAGTCTCTTTGCCAATAAGGAATATCAGAGATTCGAATAGTCATCATCATAGTCATATTTACTTCTGTATTTTCACTTGCCATATTCCTAATTTTTTTCAGGGATTATCTTAAAATTCAATTTATCGGTTCAATTCACCTTGTTATCTCATTCCAGAATTAAGTAATATAACTTATAGTTTGATTTCGAGAGGAATTCTTGGTTGTCTTTAAATAGCAATAAAAAAATAATTTATTTCGTATATATAAATGAATACTACTGCATTAATCGAATGGGCTGTAAAAAATGAGAATATGGCACTCGTTAGTGTTATACAGCAAGCTGTATCACTGTTACTATCACTACTGATTTTCATAAAGTCATATGATTTTCAAGCTTGCTTGAAAAGTGTTAGAGACCAAAGAGAAGTTAAACGAAGAGAAAAGGAAAAAGCTAAACTTCTTAAGTTCCAAGGAATGCTCGAACTTGCAAGGGCAAATCAGTCGATAGACCTCTCTAAAATTGCTCTATATGAAGATAATGACTCTTCAGAACAAAAGGAAGAAAAAGAAGAACCTGTTCTCAAAATTGCTAAAAAGAAAAAGAGAGTAAATCTTGATTCTTCAGTTTAAATATAAATTGTATTTGGTTATTATTCATTAAACTGAATAACAACTTAATTTCGTACTTATTATCATTATTTATTATCATTTGCTTTTAACAAACTGTTAACGGCTGAAGTCAGCTTCGTTATCATCTTCTGTTGTTTACCGATCAACTGTTCTGCCTTATACAACCTCTCTTGCATTGTTTCCATCATGCTCGAACCACAAGAATCAGAATCATCAAATTCTATTTTGTTATCTGGTTTATGAGGTATAGTTGACAACTTTGAATCAAGATCATTACACCTTAAAACCAACGAGTTTACTTTTTCAATCAAATCTAACATCTGATCCCTAAATCTATTCTCAAAATTTTCATTATCATTATTACCTTCATTTTCACTTTGAGAAAGTTGTTTTACATTCTCTCTAAATGATTCCAAATCAGATGTCAATAGATTTACCTTTTCCAATAAACTGTTTAACAATTCAAATTCTTCATGTTTATGTTCAAGTGTTCCTTGATTCTGAGAATCTTTTAATGAATTTAATTCAACTCCTAATATATTTATCTTCTCAATCAAACTGGATATCAATTCAAGTTCTTCAGATTTCTGCTCTTTAGAACTTTTAGTTATAGCTTCTTTAATCATCTCTAAATCAGTTGCCAACAAATTGACTTTCTCCAATAATTCTAACATCTCTTGACGAAAACACTGCTCAAAATTACTATTTTGTTCAGATTGCTCTCGTAAGCAATCATCTTGTTTAATCTTCATACTATCAATATCGGTAGATATCAAATTCACTCTATTTAACAAACCAGAAAACAAGTCAATTTCTGTTTTTGTTGAAATCTTGAAATTTTCAAGCTCATTTGATAAAGAATCAACTCGTCCAACCAAATCCACAATCTCTTGTCGAAATGATTTTTCAAAAATCATTAGCATTTCAATCTTCTCATCATTCTCAAGTGTTTTGCCGTATCTTTCTCGTAGATTTTCAATATCATCACACTTCGTTATTAGAAAATTCACCTTATCAACCAAACTGACCATTTGCTCATGAAGAGGACTACTAACATCCTCTCCCTTCATTTCTAACTGAGGAATCAAACGAGAATTTTCAAGTTCATGACACCTTGATATCAATATATTTACCTTATCTACTAAATCACATATCTGATTATTAAACCGAGACTGAAATTCATTTATTATACTCTCGATTTCATTTGATTTTTGTCTTTCATTTTCAATCTTTGAATCAACCTCATTTATTACATTTGTGTACATTTCATTTACACGACCTTTACACTCCTCTGTCAACATTGGATTCAGTTCTTCTAACTTTAATCCAACATCGCTCAAAATTCGGTTATACATCTCATTCACATAATCTTTTAATCTTCCATTCATTTCAAAATCACTTTTAGAAACTTCATTCACACGAGAAACACATTCATCGGTTAAAGTGGTTCTCAAGTTATTTTCAAAATAATCCAAACTATTTTGTGTTAAACTATTTAACAATCGGTTTTCAATCAAATCTAATCTCTCCTGAATTGAGTTCAATTCAGATTTCTTTTCACCTCCAACAGATTCACTAACCGTAAAATCAGTCGATAACTTCTCACCTACTTGTTTCGCAAATTCCTCCATATTCACAAGTCGATTATTAACCTGTTGTATTCCCCTTGTATTCAAAGCAATAAACTGTTCATATCGCAATCCAATACTATCACCCTCTTTTACATATGATGCCCAATTAGGACAAAACAAATTTTCACATTCTTGTGCTATATAACCAGTATGAACTCGATTCGAAGTTCCATTTTTCATCTTAAATGACTTTGGTTTCAATTGCATGATAACGGACAAAGCATCACCTATCGGTTCAATGTCCTTCTTTTTATTAAAGTCTGAAGTCGCAACTGTACCATTTGAAGTATATAAAATATTAGTCCATATTTTCCCATAACGATAACTATCAGAAAACCCTATATTAAAAGTATCATGTGATTTTGGTATAAGATTTCCAGTGGCTGGAAAAAATCCTTCTGGTAAACTAGAGTTATGACCTCCTGATATTGAAAAGCTCATTTATTATAGATAAACATAATTTAAAACTATTTAAAGAGTTATTATTTGTCGAAAACAACAAACATTGAATTTTAAATTGGTATACCAATTTAAAATTAGACTACATTCGACTCGTACTAACAATAAGGAACTAAATAAGGACTATTATTTCTTATATTTTTGACTCAATTAAACTGGCTTTTATAAACTCTAATAGTTTTTGTTTATTTAAACTCGAGTATCGTTTCAATTTATTATTTCTGCATATTTCTATCAATTTGACTTTGCTCAAATTATCAAGATTAGATTCCTCCTTTGATTCAACATTATTTGTTTCTTCCTCCTTTGATTCATCAGATGATTCAATTCCGATATTTTTAATTAGAGATAATATAAGTTCAGGGGGAACACATTCTCCGATAACTTCTCTTATAAATTTATCACTACACCATTTGGGTATGTTCCAATCTGAAGGTAAACCGGTTAATATCATTAATTCATATATGGTTAAAGCTCGTGCATCACTATATAAACCGTTTCCTAATGGTCTGCCTGGGTGTACATTATTTTGGGATGATATACTACCGTTAGCCATGGTTATGGTTGGAGCTGGTTTATCCCAAGATATTCTTTTGTATGTTGTTTTATATCCATGTATTTTTCTCCCATCTTTCGACGGATAATGAACTGGATTATCAAAAGCACTTTTTCCAGATGGAGTATTACTCATCCACAATATGTGTTTATCATTATGTTCTTTTGCATAATGCCAACTATGGTAATCACTCTTTTGACCACTTTCGATAGATGGTAAATGACCAATTGCCTTTTCAACTGTAATTTCTTGATTTGTTTTACCAGGAAATACCCATTCTTTTGTTTCCGATTTATTTGTTAGTAAGATGATGGCTCTTTTCCTTGATTGTGGAATTCCATAGTCTGATGTATTCAATACATTACTATTGATATGATACTCGTTTCCAAGTTCAAGTTTAAATACATCAAGAACTAATTGCTGACGATTATTTATATTGCAAAACAGTTTTAAAAATTCCGGAACATTTTCAACCATAACATACTTTGGTTTTAGTACTTTTGTTATATTAATTATATGTAAAAACAGAATATCTCTATCGTCATTCTGAGATTGATTTCCAGCTTTAGAAAAACTTTGACAAGGAGGTGTTGCATAAATAAAATCAACTGATTTCTCTCTCGATTCTTTAAGTATACTGTTGTATATGACTTCATCTGATATATTTCCCTGTATCATGGTTGTATTAGGATAGAAATGTGTATACAATTTTGCCCTATTTGGTAGAAGTTCGTTAGCCACAACTATATCGATATAGGGACTCATATAAGTTTCACCTATTCCACAGCTTGAAAATAATGATAGACCTTTAAGATTGCTTCGCGATTTCATATTTATTTTATTGCTTATTTTTGATTTAAAATCATTTTTAAACCCACGGTCTTTAAACTGCAAACAATTAGCACTACTTGATTTTCCTGAACCTTTCCTTTGTAAACCAATTTGATTACACAACTGTAAATTTCCATTTTTGGTTATTGATACATCACCAATTAGTTTATGTAAGATATCGTTATAATTCAAAATAACAGGCTTAATTTCCTTTGTTTTTGTATAATAGGAATCGTTAAAAATAAACAGTGATGCTCTATCATTTTTATATTTACATAAACCATCACAATAAATGAGCTGTAAAATTAAACTCTTATGCAATTCCAAAAATGATATTATTTTCTCCTGTTGTATTTTTGATAATTGATTAATCCATACTCTCTTTTCAATACCAATTCCTAAAAACAATTTTAAACTGTCTTCAATATCATTTTCAAGTGTTATATTATGATGGTTCAAATATAGTTTAAGTATTTCCAAACTTATAATTTGCAGTTGTGTTCCTTTATTGCTCATTTTAACCGATATTCCAATCTCAATATCATTATATTTATAATATATATCAGATTTTCTCGTAGTTCTTTTTAAATGTATACTTTCAACCTTATTTTGATCATGCTTATATAATCTTCCGTTTTTAATCGTTTCAATATCAAATCCAAACTGTTCTTTTATTTTATTCAGTAATAACAATTTATTCTCAATACTATCGTTATAATAATCAACAATAATCTGTTCAAACATAAGTCCATTTACTCTTGCAATTTCACCGTACGACATTCTTTATTCTTTATTCGTAAATTCTATTCTTTCAATTTAAATTCGAATTACAAACATATAATTTATTTAGGATCAAAAGAACATTGATTTCAACTACTTACAAATTTTAAATTGTTATGCAATTTAAAATTTATTACTATCTTACTTACTTATCGTACTCTTATTTTTTGAACTGCAAATACTTATCACTTCCGGCAGCATGTCGTAAAGTCGGCTTCAACTTTCTCTTCCAATCCCAACCACTCGCCTTCTCGCTCATCACATAAAAATCCCCATGATTCACATCATCGAAACGAATAGTATCTCCAATCCTTTTTCCACGATAAAACCATTGGTAGGCAAGAGGGATACTCACACCCAATCTCATTGCTACCACCCTCTTTCGTTCACTATCACCATGCCATCCAATACCGCATGTTTTGGCATCGAAATAGTAATTACCTTCACCTGCCAAGTTTCGAGCTTTCTCACCAATGTAAGTAGGAAGCATATGCCTTATATACCTCGTCAAAGGCACATTGTTATAAGCAATTATCCTTCCTTTCTTATTCTCATAATCAGGTTCCTGTTCAGTTTCATCGAAGCATAAATTATACCGTGCACTCTTTTCGACTACTCTACCGTACATAAATGCTTTTCTGTCTACATCCAAATTAGCTTGCTCTTGAAATATATAATCAGCATCAAAACCAACCTTTGAGAGAATATGTGTTATACCACCCCGAACGATCAAGACACTCGCATCTTCAACCTCAATTGAATCTGGATTATCCCAAGTCGAAAATAACCTTTCTTTCAGGTCAATATATTCACATCTACATCCTTCTTGTTCGAACATCTCCTTTGTCGATATTATCTCCTCATTCGTGAAGCCACAATCTGCAAATTTACCGATAATCTGCATACCTTTATGATTCTCAGCACAATCACCAAAGGTAATAGTAATAGCGGTCTTCCGCTTAGTCATAATCATACCTTCCGTAGGAATATTAGCCATAGTAACCTAATTTAAAGTCAGACTATGTCCAGTTTTCAATTTATTATAGTTTCGAGTTGTAATATCTTTCGATATTAGAACTTATTAATTAACATACTACCTTAGTCTTTAGTTGTCTCTTCTTTATGTATATCATCGATTAACCAATCAGCAAACATATCAACTTGTTTTTCTTCTCGTGTGTCCTTTAGAGAAGTGACGAGTTTACATTGCTGACTAGATTTCTCTTCTTTCACTCTCATCTCTTCTCGAGTCTCTACGAGAGAACATTCAAGCGATGTTATGAGTTTAGATTGTTCTTGAAGCTGATTTTGCATTGATAAAATGAAACTCTGTATTAAGTTCATTTGAGATTGTTGCTCTCTCATGATTTTTTGTTGTTGTTCCATTTGAGATTGTTGCTCTCTCATGATTTTTTGTTGTTGTTCCATTTGATTTTGCATCTTTTTTGAGCCATTTTTTTCACACAGCTTTCTAATTTGATTTCGAATTGTTTTAACGATACTACTTTCGTCAATTCTCTCATTAACAATTGGGAATGCGAATGTTGGGTAGCATAACCAGTCTAGATTCCAATCTATTTTATTGCCATCTGCTATTGAATCTTTAAGAACAATATTTATGACATCATTCATATTCAACAAAAGCAAAGGAGAATCCAATTCAAAAGTTGTTATTTTATCTTCTTTATAATTTGAATAACTCGAATGTGATTGTTGAATATCAATTTTTATAACGATATTTTTAAAGTATAAAACATATATTTTGAAAAGGCCTTCGTGATCTCGTTGATAACCTTTTAGTCCAAATAAAAAATAATGCTTCTTGTTTACAATTGAACGAACTGCAGAATTTGAAGTTATAGCAGGCTGACCATGTGGTCTTATTACACGGGAAGTTGTTTTGATTTCTTCTTTCAACTTCTCATATAGATTGTTTCGTCGCATAGTCATAGTCATACTTGTTTCAGTCATAGTAGCCATAATACCTAATCTATATTTGACTACCCTTTCGATTTCAATTTTTTTACTTGTAATATCTTTCAATATTAAAACTATATCATACTGTATTCCTAATTACATCTGAGTCGAAAAACATTCATTAGAGGCAACCTAAATCAATCCACATACTCACCTTATCCAGTTGACGATTCGAAAAGATCCATCCCATAAACTTCTCACCAGTTTCTTTGTAAGTCAGACTTATATTCCACTTTCCTCCCATTTTATTCAGAGTTGTGCTATTTTTCTTCGTATCACCAATAACCACAAATGCTTTTTCACTGTATTTTAATATACGAATAGGACCCTTATTTAGAATAGGATGAGGAGAACATGTTCGAAAACTACTCTTTCTCTCCTCTTTTTTTGATTCACTGCAAGTTATCTCGGAAGTTTTACTTTCAATGAATGGGTCATCAATAGACTCTGTACTTATTCCATTGCTTGTTTTTGAATCACTCAAATAATCATCACTTAGTAACATATCAACTTCCGCTTGAATATCGACCTGTGGTCGCCCTTTCGGGGTATCGACCTGTGGTCGCCCTTTCGGGGTATCGACCTGTGGTCGCCCTTTCGGGGTAATAAACTCAATTTGTTTTTGGAGAGAACTAATGAGTTCAGATTGAGATTGAAGTTGATTTTTCATCATGTTCATTTGATACTGTTGTTCTTTAATCATATTAAAGAGCCCATCGATTTCGTGAACCATCTTAGTCATAGTCATAGTTGAATTCATATTAGACATGTTATACCTAATTTATAATATAACTACCCTTGAAATTCAATTTTGTTTCCTATTGAATTTCAAGCTTAAAATCAAATGAAATAGAATAAATTATTAAACATGATACTAGGAATTGCTGGACCGAAAAACAGTGGTAAAGATACTTTTGCAGACCGTTTCAAACTATATGTACCTTGCATTACACGAGCTTTTGCTGAACCTGTAAAACGAACTTGTCAACAACTATTTCTCCTTTCAGAAAATCAGCTTTACGATAGAGATGAAAAGGAAAGAGTTGATGAGAGATGGGGATTGTCTCCTCGTCAGATGTTCCAACATCTTGGAACTAACTATGTAAGAAATCAAATTGACACCAACTTCTTTTTGAAACATTTTGAATTTTGGTACAAACAACAACCTCAAGGAACTAATATTATTATTCCAGATGTTCGGTTTCAAAATGAGGTCGATTTGATTCATCGTCTTGGAGGGAAGGTAGTATATATTTATCGACCTTTTTTATCTTCTGATGAACATGAATCAGAATTATCGGCGACTCAATTAAATCATATTGATTATCATATCGAAAACTGTGGAACTTTATTACAGTTTTATCGAGATATCGATGACTTTATCCAAAGATTTTAACTTGTAATACAATTTGTATTACAAATAATGAAACAATAATGTTCTCTTCCATTAGTTTCTTGTATAATTACTTATTGAGTTAAGCTCGATATCCGAAAGGGCGACCTCATGTCGATAATTCTATATTTATCAAGATGAGTTACCGTTTAAAATATCATTTTAAATTTCAACATCAGGAATCATTCATATCCCTATTTATTATAGCCCAGTTTTTAGTAAAATTGAAAATCAATATTATTTTGACCTAAAATAAGGTTATGTCTAATTCAGGAGATTTTAATATTATTATGACTAATAAGACTATTGAGAGAGCACTTGATATATTGAACAACGAGTCTAACATCAAGTGCGAAAGATTTGGAAAAGATATGATTTTGATAAGTTCAGTTGAATTTTTGCCTGCTTTGATGTTGAGGAATGCGAAGAATGATGTTCAAGATAAACTTCTTAACTTCCTTTTGAATAAGTGCCCTGACTTGAGTAAGCTTATGAGCTTGCTGTCGACGGCAAATTCGTCTATATTCAACGAGACGAAGTCAGAAGAAAATAGAGAGGTAATTATAAAAGAAAGAGAGTCTGTATTTACTCGTATGATTCGTAACTTCAAAGACAAGAAGGTGATTGTTAAAGGTTTCATTCAATCTGGAAAAACGAACTTCATTATAACAGCTTCTGCTCTGTTCAATTTCGTCGGGGACAAAAATATCGTGATAATCACTCGAAACAGCACCGATGAACAAGCTCAGTTAAGAAATCGTATAGTTCACTTTAATAGTGAATTGAGAAAAGTGATTGATTCTAAGGAAGGTGACTTTTTCTCGAAATCCGAAAATATATTTGTTGAGATTGGGAATGCCTCACGAATTAGAACATTGATTAAGAAATTAAAAAGGAAGAAGAAGGATTATGTATTATTTATCGATGAGGTTGATTTCATGGATACATCCGATACGAAGACTGTAACTGAGTTGGTGAAACTAAAGGAGAATGCCTACTGTAATTTTGGGATATCAGCTACAATAATGGACTCTATATTAAAAACAGAGGAGACTGAGTTGATTGTGTTATCCAAGCCTGAAAACTATCGGGGAATTGAGTCTTTTATTACTAAGAATCTTTTGAATGCAAGTTCGGTATTAACAAAAACTATATCGGACCCAATAGTTGAAGACACTAATCTCGATGAATATCTACGGGAGTTTTCAGTGAAGAGCCCTTATTTTGTCCCTCTTTATTCTGATTATCATCCTATTGATACTTTGATACGAGTATCGAAAGCATTGGACCCTAACAGAAGATTGCTTTCTTATATTGCTACTCATTACCCATCAATCCCTTGTATGTTTTATTCTGGTAATGGGTCGATAGAGTTATATATCCCAAACATCACAACTCCAATCAAACTTTCAGATGGAAGAAGAAGTAAGATTGATAGATTGAAGACGAAGAATGAGTTAGAAGAACTTGATGGAGTTTACCACTTTTTCACTTCAACTTCACCTTCATGTGTTAAGGAGTGGCTATATGAGAATGGAGGAGTGACCGTTTATCCTCGTATCATCACTTTGGCTGGACAATTAGCATCTCGTTGTATTTCGTATGGTGCATCGAATTTCGAGAAATGCAAGGCTGAAAACAAGTTATGGTGGCATCTTACCGAGATGTATCTCAGTTCATCAGCATCGACAGACCAACCTGAGTTGATGCAAACAGCTGGGAGGTTATGTGTTGCAACACCAAGAGGAGATAATATTCCCTTAACTTTATATTCTACGAAGGAGGTTGAAGAAGACTTGATAAAAGCATATTGGATTCAAGAGGAGTTGATTGATAGGGCTAACACCGAGTACAGTATGGGTTCTGGACCTTTTTGGAAATTGATTCAAGACATCCCTATCTACAATAGTAAAATTCCATCGAAGAAAAGAAGTTTAACAAAGAAGATTGAATACGAGTTGAACAGAGTTCATACGAAGAATGATGGCGGTTACGATATCAAATGTTATAAGTTTGATAAAGTCGATGAGGAAGAGAAAAAGGAAGAGGTTGAAGTTGAGAAGAGAATCCAACTTAGAGACCTTGATTATATTGAGAAAACAAAAAGGAGAATCAGAGAAACTCTTCGAAAGGGAAATACAACCATCTCTATATTCCTTAATCAGATTGATATCAATACAACTTACAAGATGAATGAACTGCTTGATTTGTTGGAAAATTCAGGTTTCCAACAACCGAGAAGCTATATTGGTTCACTCACAACTGTAAAAACAGGAAATTCAAAATATGGTTATTTGTGTATCTTCGAGGATGTTGGAACTGGCAGTTGGCAGATATTTGATGATATTAAATCAGCTTGGAATTAAACTACTTGCATATATTAAGGTTAATTTGAATTTAATTTTTTTGAAATTTAAATTCTCAATAGATAAATGGATTACAAATCAGTATTGAATGAACTTGAAAATACTCGTTTTCCAACTTGTAAAACAAGGAAAAATATATCTTTTGGAGGTGTAAAAGCATTCGTTTTAGGTGATGTAAATTATAGAGGACAAAAGCTTTTAGGAGGTCGTACTAGAGGACCTTCAAGATATAATAGGAAATTCAAAGCATTATATGATACTTTGAATGAGTTTATGTCGAAGAGAAAACCTACATTTGAATATACGACTATACAGGTAAACAAGAATGTATATTGTAAACCACATGTTGATAAAAACAATGTTGGACCATCATATGTAATTGCATTGGGAGATTTTACTGGTGGAGAATTGGTCGTTGAAGGAGAGCAGTTCAATATAAAAAACAAACTGAAAAAGTTTGATGGTAGAAGAGCTCATTGGATTACCCCTTTTAAGGGTACTCGTTATTCATTAGTATTTTTCACTCATACTTTTAAGCCTCCGCATCCGTCTGTCCGTTCTATTCGTGTAACTAAGAAACATATATATAACAAGAAGGGAGAGATAATAAAGTCGTGGTAAACCAATTGAGAATACTTCTATAAAAATGATTTTCTGTTCCTGTTCGCATATAAATCAGTACTTACTATGGCTACTATCGAATCTAAACAAATATGGCTATGCCCCGCTTCTAAAAAGAATATGATAATTTCAATTGAAAACAGGTTTGAATTTACAAATGGTGATAATGAATATGCTTGGGCTTTATCTCAATCATTTCGTTCTAAATGGCTTAAACTTGAGATTGGAGCTCTTTGTATTTTTGGAAACACAAAAAATGGTTTTAGTAAAGCTGCTTATGTTAAAAGAAAAGTCAACTTAGAAACAATTGAAAATTGGCCTTTTAGAAGTCCAAGTGGTCAACCTTGGACTTGGGGGTTCTATTTAACTGAACCTTTTGATATTAACTTGTCATCGCAGTTTTTTATAGATATCGGTAGAATGGCTTGGCCTACACAAAATATGCTGAATTCAGTTGAATCTCAACATGTAAAAAGACAATTACAATTATAGTCATGATATAATTTATTGATTTTCAGTTTGAATATATATTGGATACAATATATATTTACCTATTAGTAATGAATCGTATTAAAACACAAAAAGAACCTGAAAGTCAAATTGAAAAGATTTATAATAAACTAAAATGTCACTTACTAGTAAATATGTTCTCAAGTTCCTAAAAATATATATATCACATTCAACTCGTTTTCAAACTGATAGTTGTCCGCATGCGAGTATGTTATATAAGTAAACTAAATACAAATCATAGAGAAAGAATATGTTTCAATTTAACCTAAATTGAAAAGAATTTATTTATACTGAATCACAATTGGAAATTTTTAAAGTCTACTAACTCTAATAAGATTAATTAAGTATCTCTTTGGTATTCATTTTTAATTGAACTAAGGCATATTTTAGTTCTCTATTGGAAGATGATTTCTTGCTTGCATTATTCGTTTGAGACTGGTTTGGAGATTGACGAAACAATTGATTTATTCTTACGAACTTGTTTCTTTATCCATTCAAAGGAGATGTTATCTTCATTTATATAGTAGATATTGTTTTATTTACATATTATAAATGGAGAATATCTTTGACAATATGGTAGTAATACACACTATAAAAAAACATAAAAAAGAACCAGTAAAGAAAACTGGAAATATAAAATCAAATACATCCCGACAGCTAACTGTTAGGTCGCTTATAAAATCGAAGATCAAGAACTTTTATAATAGAATCAATATAGTGTTTAGTAAAAGTAAGCCTGTTATCAAGTTTCTTAATATTTATATTACTTTCAGTTCTTTTTTCAAACTGATTTTGAATATTGCTGTGTTATCTATCTGTCCTGATATAAGTATGATATACATACTATACACATAAGTAAATTTAAATTGTAATTCCAATTTAAATGTAAATCCAATGCAACCCCATATATTAACCCATATAACTTATCTACTCGAAACTTTGGATCGTCTCTGTAGTAAGCTCAATCAGCTGGTCCAAGTATTGTGTCGAAATAATTTTCAACTTTGATTCACCAAACTCATTAATCTTCTCTACAACCTCCTCGGAAAGCTTAAGCTCTCCTGTCATTTCGAGAAAGTCCTGTTTGTTGAATTTGTAACCTTTCTTAGCCTTTTGAGCTTTAAGTTTTTCTAGGTATTCCAGTAAACACTTTGCTCCTATTAGTTCAGGGTCTTCTTGAGACTGTTCTTTAGAGTCTTTTCTTTCCTCTCCGTCTTCGTCTTCAAGCTCTTCGATCTCCATCTCTTCAATCTCCATCTCTTCGATCTCCATCTCTTGAATGTCCTCCATCTCTACTTGAGTGTTATTTCGTGCTAACATATGGATAGGAAATTCAGAGGATGAATCATCATCGTCATTGTCACCATCTTTTCTCTCTCCTCGAAAAGTTTCCTCAGGTTCTTCTTTCAAATCACCTGCGGAATCACCTTCATCTTGAGAGTCGGCATCCATTGTTCTCACACGAATATTATACTCGTCCACAGCTTCGACATTGCTGATCTTGAGTTGTCTCCATAAATTACTGAGTTTTAAACGAATGTCTTTTTTGCTAGAGTCTGGAAACTCTGTTGAAACAGAGTTGATGTTCTCTTGACAAAATAAGCTATATGCTGTCTTTGCTCGAGTCTTTTTCTCTTCACCCTTCTTCTTCGGCAGGTTCTTTTTCGGTTTCTTCGTCTTGACTTCAGTTGTATCGGCGGTAGCTTCTTTATACCGATTTTTATCATCATTTGACATATCGATATATTTCTGCACCTCCTTCTTGTCCTTAATCTTGTTCCATTGTCTCCCAAGTTCACTTGTAATCTCCTTTGGTTTCATGTCGGGATTTGCTTCCTTCACCTGAGCCCGTTCCTCCTGACAGAAGAAGAGGTAAGCAGACTTGGGTTTTTTAGGACCTTCAGTCTTTGTCTTCCGTTGCTTCTTTTCAGTTCCCTTGTGTTCCTCAGCACCGCTTGACTTTGGAGGCATATTCTCGACTTCTTCGAGATATCGAGATTTATCCTCTTTCGCCAACTCGAGATATGATTCCACCTCTTCGGTACCTTTTATCTCGGTCCACATCATCCCAAGTTCACTTGTAATCTCCTTTGGTTTCATATCAGGATTTGCTTCCTTCACCTCATCACGCTTATCCTGACAGAAGAAGATGTAAGCAGATTTAGGTCGCTTCGGTCCATCCTTCTTAACCCGCTTAGTTTTCATAAACTTTTGGAATATTGCGGGGTGGCTATCCTTCCTTGTCTCTACAACAGAGTCCCATTGTTCGAGAATCGCATCCGTGTCACACTCGAAATTTTCGAGTGTTGATAGTAAGATATTGCGATATTCAGAAGCAATAGCAATAGTCATTTCAATAGTCATTTTATCCATTTGAATCTTAGTAGCCATGAGTGTCCTAAAATATAGGTCGTTCAGTCCTAAAAATCATTTTTTTATTCCACTCCAGAAACTTACTCGAAAGAAAAGTAAGTGTCATCAATATACACTATCTGGAATATAATTTAGACCCATAATTTTTGAATTTGCTTACACTGAACATAATCAAGAACGAGACTATTTGAGTTGAAAATATCACACACTCAATACCAGAATTAAACTTAATTTTAAATTGACATACAATTTAAAATTTTACTACCCTACATATGAATCAATCTTATAAATTAGTGAATTTTCAATTGAATGTAAATATGTATATCCGAAGTTCTGATTTGCACATTGTACTAACACTGCTCGCCTATGGTTTTTCTCCTTTATTTTTTCAATTGCTCCATCAAATGAACTTAAAATATCATCCTTTGAATGTTGAATTGAACTCAACTTGACTCTAATTCCGTTTTCATACATCATTACATGGAACAATTTAGAATCACGATGACTATTCACTCTTATTAAGATATCATTATACAACTCAACTAATCCATCAAAAGAACACTCAAGTAATTGTTTCTTTGTTTCAAGCTGGACAATCGTATCATTTTTTTCTATCGTTTTATTATCATCGTAAATCAGATTGAAATGCTCTTCGTTCATTTTGTCTGATAGTGTATTTGAATAGAAATCATATTGAGACTGATAAGAATTCAGTTTGTTCCAAAGGGTTTTCGACACTTCAATATAGTGGTGAATATCAGTAGAATGTGATCTGTCATTGTATAGATGAATGACACAGTTAGCAAGGTTAAACATGTTGTCTGGTAAATTATCGTATGTCCTTTGAGCATTGCTATAGAAGTAGTTAAATCTCTGATTAATTTTCGCATTCGTAATAGGATGAGAATTGTTATAGTCGATAATATATTCTTCTTGATGAACAAGTTCCATTTTGCCTAATTCAGAAAGGAAATCATTTACTATTTCAATTTAAAGTTGAACTGAAATTAGTTCTCTACCTCAATAGAAAAAAATGAATATAGGATTTCTCGAATCTAATAATTAGGTATCCATGGCTAACTATAACGAAAACATTATGACTATTATCTCCAATACTAATGTTGGAGAACTTATGACTATTACTATTGATGATGTTCCACAGTGGTTGCATGACTCAGACTTTTTCGAGAATCTGAGTGAAAACAGCAGAAGCGATGAGTTTCAAATTGGCTCTCAATATATTCGAGTGACGAGTGATATACACGACATTACAGACTTTATCTGTGTTATACGGGTGATCTCCTATTGGAGTGTAAAGCAAATTCCTCTTAGTGTGAAGGAGTCGATTGATAGCAACATCATATCTTGCGACCAGTTCTACATGGTTCAATATGAATTTCCGAGTATTGGAGAAACATATTGGAATATTATGGGTATATTCGCAAGGAAACTCGTTGATGATGTCTCCGATTTCGAGAATGCAGTTCAAGCTATAAGTCATTTCGACTTGCAAGATGAAGTTCCTAGGTTTATCTACGAGTTTGTTATCAATAGGTATTATGATACTGAGAGATTTTCTCGGATTCTACAAGAGCCTAATTATCGCGGACTGAAAAACTTGGGTCGGTTTTGGGATAAGATGAAAATTATCAATTCCAATTCGATTTCAGATTCGATTCTTATATTATGTGAGTTTGACTATGATGATCTTTTTGTTTTTCTCTGTTCAATTGCATCTGACTTTAATATCAGATGTGTCTATAGAGAGGCACACGAAAAATGTGTCCAACTTGGGAGACAGAGGAATGCAGAAATACTTAATATGAATGGGATTACCATAGATTTCGAGAATGCTAGGTTATGGTAAGGTTATGGTAATGATATGGTAAGGTATAGGTAGATATATAAATAGTTATAATACAAAAAACGGTATTACAACTAATAAATGCTCACATCCGACGAAAGTAATAGAGTCGAAATATTTAAAGATACATATAATGCAATGTATTTAAAGGGTTTTCCAATTCAAAAACTAAATTATGTACAATCCAATTCAAATCCAATTCAAAAAAAGTTGATAGAGAATTTAAAGTCAATTAAATCTAATACATTTGATGTTGAATTTATTGAAGGTCCTGTTGGTATTCGTAAATTCAAGATGGTATTTGATGGGAAACCTAAAAAATCCATATATCTCTTTGGAGAATATCATGTTGATACTAAGGGGCATTGTCCGTCTAAAAAGGCAATTGGTTTCGATGAATATATACATAGATTGTCTTTGCAGACTCCTGCCTTTTTTGATGTTTATGTAGAATTGCCAATGGTCAAGTCGATTATGAAGGGGAAAATCAATAGTAAAATAATATTTCAAAAAATAGTTATTCTGATGTTTAAATCTAATACTGTCGACTTTATGAAAATGTATAAAAAACTAATAACAAAATATCATAAAGATACGGTTAAAAGTCCGGCTACAACAGGATACATGTTTAGTTTACTAAAAAACAGATTTAAAGAGTGTATTCAGCCTGGAACCAGAATGGTTGAAAAATGTCAATTAATGAGATTCCATAATGTAAATATCCGTTCAACTTGGGATGTTCAGATTGATAATTCAATGGTAAATCCTGTAGATATATATACTGAAGATGTATGTATGAATTTGATACATGTAATACTGAGTAAAGGTTTAAAAACTGGTAAAAGCAGTGATGAAATAATCAATGTAGTCAAAAAAATAACCTTGTATTTACCTTCATTTCTCAGTATGTTAAAGATACTGATAAAAGATGACAAGATAAACCTATATGATGTCTTCTGTAAAAATAAATGGTTTAAAAAGGAGTTGAAAGCCAGTTCGAAAAAAGAAGAAATCATCAAATGGCTAATGGTGATGTCTTATAAAAAGGTAAGAGATATTGGAACTAAAGTTTTTATTACAGAAATAAAAAACTTAATTAGTTCAATAGAAAATGATACTGCTATTGAACTAAAAAGTTTGACACATTTAAGTAGTATTTTTATACATATGAATGGATTATTACTAGACTCTTATTGTTTATCGAGAATATTTAAAGTCCATAATTTAAAAAAGAATGTTCCTCTGATTGAATTTCAACCTGAAGAAAGTAAAAATATAATAGTATATGTCGGTGATGCTCATGCACGAAACATGTACGAGTTCTTTAGGTTCATTGGTTTTAAAGATACATACAGCTTTTACGACAATAAGAAAAATAGTTGTGTAAATATGAAGAAGGGTAACATTACCAACATTCATTCCCCTTATGTATTCAAAACACCGGTAAAGAACATTTCTCCTAAAGTATCTCCTAAAGTATCTCCTAAAGTATCTCTCAAAAAGGAAAAGGTAATTCAACTTAGATTAATCGCGAAAAAAATGAACCTGAAAGGATACTCAAAATTAAATAAAACAAACTTAATTAATCTCATTCTTGAAACAAAAAAAGTATCAGATAATTCTAAATCATTACAAAAACAGACTGTCGCTCAACTTAAAATTTTTGCTAAAAAAATAGGATTAACAGGTTTCTCGAAAATGAAAAAAGAACAATTAATTAATACTATTATTAACTATAATAAAGATGGCTAATAGAAGTTACGAATACGAATTTAATAAATGGAAACGATGGTTTCTGAATGTTCCCGACACAGTTCAAGATAAAGTTATAGATTTCTGTTTTTCCATGAAAGGTATCAAGTTCGAAAGATATTCTTATGACTACCAAGATGACTTTGATAAACCTCAAATTATGTTATTGTATTCATTTATATATTCTCCCAATGAGAAAATCATACATACATATACAGAGGAAAATATGGGAGGTAATATAAAGGACTATTATCTTTATAATCGGAGAAATCAAGATTCTCCTTCTGATAAGATGATCTTACAAATAATAGAGGAGGTTGGTACTCTGTATGATTTTACTGGTTTCCCCTTGAATGTACATTTTATAGTTGTTGAAAATTTTGCGACCCTATTAAATGTAACAGTTCAATTGTTATCAAAATTACTAGATATATCTGATAGTGATATAACTCCTGAGTATATTCGTAAACGAATTACGACTCTATATGGAACTTCTGACCGTAGAAAAATACCCATTAATCAATCAGTAGGTTCTTGGGGTCTATATAGTGGTTTTCCAGGAGAGGATAAGGCTCATATACAAGATGAAGATATTATAGGGCTTTTTGATACGAAACCTAAATTAACAAAAAAGCGGAAAGAAAATGATAAAAAGATATTACAAGATACTGTAAAGAAGGCTAAATTAAAAGAAAAAAAAGCAGTTCAAAAAGAAAAGGAAACAGCGAGAGAACATGAGAAATCTCTTAACGAACTAAAACAAGCAGAAGAGGAGAGAAAGCAAGCTGAAAAAGCTTTAAGAATTATTGAAAGTCGAGTTGAAACTAAACCTGAAAATTTATTGGTTGATGATGATGATTTTGAAGATGTTACAAGTTCGAGACAGATACAAAGAATAATACCTGATTTTACATTTGAAACAAAACATAGTGCCCCAACTCATTTTACAACTCATAAATTTCGTATAGATAATAGAGATTATTCCGAAGAAAGACTTTCGGTCGATTACCACAAACCATCTTTAAATAGTTGTCCTCAAAATGTTGACCCACTAAAACATATACCTGCTTTGCTTATAATGGTTATTGGAAATAAGAAGTTGAGTGATGCTGAAAAATTCAGAAAACTTTTATATTGCATATACCTTCGAGGTCATGATTATAATGTGTATGTAACTGATAAGAAAACGGAAATAGCCAGAATACACCTTCATGTGCTAAAGGAAATAATAGCTTTGCTATTTGTCTTTTTTACAAAAATACCAGAATTAGTAAATTTACCAAGAGGAAATGAAACTGAACAAATAGAATGGTTAGTTACAAACTTAGAGAGAATGTATGGTTTAGAGAATATAAGAACTTACATTTCAACTAGAGGTCGTGTAGATATAAATCCTCAAATCAGAGAAGTAAGAGCAAAAATTAGACAGCTATCTACTCCTGGATTTAACCTGCCTATATTCGGACTTGGAACGAGAGATATACATAAAAGATTTAAAATAGTTGCAGATACAATTTATTTTACACCGTCAACCAGAACTTATGCATCAAGTTCAGATGATATAAACAGAATGAGTGATAATATATATGATGTATTTCAAAACAGAAATAGATACGACTATTTTTCTCCAAAGAGAAAGTTAGTCAAATCACACCACTGTAAAGACTGTAAACACAATTTAATGAAAAAATCTATTTCTGAACTTAGATATATTGCTAAAAAATTAAAGTGTAAATCAACTTCAAAATTAACAGAATCAGAATTAGTAAAATTTATTATGAGAAACTGTTAAATAAGCTACAATGTCAAAAAATAATTTATATTGATTACCAATATAAATTTTAACTACAAGTTATAACATTGTATAAGACCCAAACTTGCTTTACAATCAATCTGGTTGAGTTTCCATATTTAGTCAATTTTATATTGCAAAACAACATAAAATTCAATCAATAGTTACAACCTTCGTAATTATATATGGCTCGTCTGAAAGATAGATCAAAATCAGTATCACTTACATAGTCTTTAAATTCTTCCCATAATTCAGTTTGTAATGATGAAAGGTTAGTTCTGAAAAACAATAGAAAATTCTTCCTATCGTTAAAGCTTGATGATTCAACTGTCAATTCATTTAATGCATTCATCTGAAATTCAGTTAAACAATCATTAATTTTTTCAGTTCTGTTTTCAGTTAGAAATTCGTTGATAATATCCAAATTAGTTGTAGGTTCTTTCCCGGTTTTTTCTTTAATGGTGCATTTTAGACTACTATGTAGTTCATAATTTGATAGAATATATAGTTCAATCATGTCATTTAATCTTTCATTTAGGAAGATAGAATTCGATTCGTTTATCTTTTTTAGTCTTGCATTCAGTCTGCCGGCGAAGTTGGAAATGATTTGGTCTGTGAATGAGATTTTGATATTAAATTCTCCAAAACCAGAAATAACATTAACTAATCGTGAAGCAAATCCGGAAGAGCATGTTCCAGACATATCATCTAATTCCTCATGTAGTCTTCTGTACATTTCTTCGTAGTTTTCCTGTGAAATTATGTAAGAGTATACTTTGATAAGAATATGGTTTAATGTCAGATTGAATTTTGAATATAACAACCTATCCATACAGATTCGGTTCAGGGATACTTTTATGTTCTGTTCCTTTGTATAGCTTTCGTGACAAACATTACAACAAAACTTTTTATTTTCTTTTTCAATATAGAATTGAACTGGAGAATTACAAAAAGTACAGTTTCCTTTTATATTGTTAGAATCGATTTCTAAATGAGGAATATTTTTCAATTCTTTCAATGTGTTTTCGATATTGGAATTTACATATTGGAAATCAATTGGTTGTCCGTTTACTTTTTTGATAGGAAAGTCTGCAAGGAATTCAAGGATATGCATGACTGAGTTTTCAATTTCAACTGTATGTACATTTTGTGCATTATCAAAGATTGTTCTGACAATCCCTTTGAGTTGAGCAAGGTGATTAATGATTTCTCTCCCTTTTAGTTTCATGTCTGGAGAACCAAGTTGAAGCAGTAAATCGGCTGCATCAGCTCTTCTGTCATAATCAAGTTCATCATCCGTCGCAAATGATAAGATTATGTTTTGAATTTCTTCTATATCTCTCTCATCTAATTTCATCTTTTGAAGGAGATATTGAGCTGCAAGGATACGGTACATAGTCATGTTTTTAGAGAAGAAAAGGTAACAAAACATACCGTTGTATAGATATAATTCTTTGTTTTGAATATTAGATTGCTTTTCAAGGGAAAGAAGTATCTTGTATCTATAATCGCAATCAATCTCATCATCTGATACTAATGAACATAAGTATCCAATGCATTGTTCTGTGTAATCTGGTGATGACATTAATAGGAAAACGGCTTCGATTGCACAAGGGGTAGGCATGTCCGACATACCATTACAGACTGTATTGAGAACAGAAAATCCAAGTTTCTTTCTGGATTCATTTCTTTCTCTAATTCCTATATCTGATTCTCTTTTGATACTTGTTAATTCTTCATCGTCATCTGAGTCTGAACCTTCCTCCAGTTCCTCAAAAGATAACAAGCTTTTAGCACATTCAAGTTTGAGGAAGGATGATAGGTTAGATTCTGTTGTAATTAAAAACAATAAATTTTCAATTATTTTCGAAGCTGAAAATTGATAGATTCCAGTTATCTTATTAATGATTTCAATAGTATCGTTTTCTCTTTCTTCAAAGTATTTTTGGAGAACTTCAAGTCTCCTTTGATTGTTAACTGTATTATCAAGAATAATGTTTGACCATTGAGATTTGTCAGTAATGTCTATATCATCATATTGTTGATTTTCATCATTATACAATTCAACTTCAACCTGTTCTTTCATTTCTGTATCAATAGAACACGAATTTTCTACTTTAGTTTCTACTTTAGTTTCTACTTTAGTTTCTTCCATTTATAAAATTTTAAGAATACTTTTAAATTAATATAGATGATGCATATGCATTATAATTTTCAATTATTTTGAATTGAAAATCAAACTGTTTATTTAACTATACGATAATCGATGATTCCATTCTTCCGGATAACACGAATTATATCGCCTTTCTTGTAATCGTAAAAACATGCTATAGGGTCGTCTTTTTTCATTATCGGAAATTTCAAACCGTATTTCAGTTTAAATTCCTTGTTGTCTTGTGCTGATAATATTTGAAATATAGGTTGCAATCTATGTTTGGTTATATTGAGTTGCAGGTTTTCTTCAGCAAATAACTCAATATATATATCATCTTGTAACTGTTCGATTGCTTTTCTCGTTGATGCTGTAACACCATCTTTATATATAATTAAAAGATGCTTAATTCCAATTTCATTTGTGATTGAAATATACTCAGACATAGATTTTACATTAAATTTTGGAACAGTAGATAAAAATACAATCATCTGTCTATTATCTGGTTTAGTAGCAATAATCCTATCCTCTTGTATATCAAGAGAAGTATAGTCTCGTTGTTCTAGCATTTCGATACAAAATCGCATCGCCTTCGATAATAATATATCATTCTTCGTTTCGGATTCAGACTGCATTTTCTGATTTCATAACTTTTGAGTTATAAAATTCAATTTAATGATGACATTATTTATTGGTCGTAGATTAAATCCATAATTTTTGCCTTATAATATTCTGAATCTATCGTATTCAATTCAGACTGGCATTTAATCATAGAATCTATACTTGATAGAATTTCATTTTCATCACTACAATGAAAATGACCAGAAATATTGCCTGTAACTTCACTTAGACTATCAAACAACTTATAATGGTTACATGTAATCCAGTTCTTAGTTTGAACTGAAATGTTACAACGAATTATAGTTGTTGAACAAATATAGTTACCACATATTTTACAGAAACAAGGTGTGATTTTCACAACCTCATTCTTGCATTTATAATTATAAGTGCAATGATACACTTTTGTTTTAAATGTTGACGATTGGATACAATCTATAACTTTCAGGTGTTTTGAAACTATATTTCCTTCTGATGTATCTACAACAGAAGAATCATCTTCCTCTTCGTCTTCGTCTTCGTCTTCAACTTCCTCTTCGACTTCCTCTTCGACTTCCTCTTCAACTTCATCATCATCAACTTCATCTTCATCAACTTCATCTTCATCATCATCAACTTCATCTTCATCATCATCAACTTCATCTTCATCTTCAACTGTATCCATACGAAAGATGTTTTTGACATACAATTTCAAAAATTCAAATTGACGATAATTTAAAACTTGAGATAAAAGTATAAGTAAAATAATTATTCTGAATATACTCTGAATATCAATCATATTATTAATGTTATTTCCTTTGATTTAAATCTAATTTGAAAGTTTTCTTTAGAGATTCGTTTTCAATTAGAAGATTTTCATAATCGATGTTGATATTTTTTAAGGCAGATTCAAGGTCAATTATTTTATATATCAACTCATTTACTTTTTCGTTAAGTTGATCTTTAAATGAGTCTGTTAATGTTTCGATAAAATCTAGACTTAAATTAGGTTTAACATCGATAAAAGCAGGATGATTTTCGTATATATCTTTATCATCGTCTGAACCACTTGTATCTCTGGTGGTAGGTGATGGTGAAGTATCAGAAAAAGTTACATTGTAATTCTTACATATTTTAATTACTTCATCATCAAATACAACATTATTATCAATATATCTTCCAATTGCTTTCTTATTTTTAAAAACCAAAGTTGATTCAGGGTTCCAAATATAAGGAGTTCCTTTGAGTTTTTTGTAAATCATTTTATCAAAGCAATTTATTTTTAAATGGTAACTATATAATAAATGATGGGAATACGAAATTGTATTTATTGTAACGATAAAATAATAAATAATTTTAGATTGTTTTGCAATATCAAATGTAAAGATAGATTTTTAATAATTGATTACAAAGAACATCCTATAAATAAAATTAGTCCTATTATAACAATGACTACTTTATCACATAAATGATATACTCGACAAGATAGAATAAATTTAATGTAAACTAAATTGTTTACATTAATAAATGAATAATGTTAAATTACCAAATCCACCTAGTGTATGCCCTCCTGAACAAACTGGATTATCTGATATCAGAGATATAGAATATAAAGGTCCAAGAGTAAATAAGGCTAATTTAATGTTTAAATTAGATCATTCAAAAGTACCAGTTAAACCAGCAGGATTAGCCGATATAGGTGCAACTTTACCCGATAGTTTCAATTGGAGAGATAATAGATATGTAAATATAGAAACACCAAGAGACCAAGGACAATGCGGTTCATGTTGGGCTTTCTCTTCAACTACTGCACTAGGAGATAGATATGCAGTTAAGTTTGGACCTGATGGCAAGATAAGAGGAACCAATTTAGCAACTTCAACTGTATTAGGTATCAAAGCCCCTAAATCGAGTACTGCATGGACTCTATCATGTTCAAATGAACCTAATTCACAAAATGGATGTGGAGGAGGATTAACAAGTGATGCTTTTACATTTTTTGGTAATACCGGAGCTAAAATGGAAGCATGTTGGCCTTATTCTTTAGTTCAAAACAATCCTGCTGGTCAATGGTTATCATATCCTTGCTTGAGTGGAGTAAACGATAATTGTTGTAATAGCTGTTGTAATAATCCTATGGCTAAAAACAAACTGTATACAACTAAATTAAGTAACAATGACTTTTCGGAAGTTCTGTGGTTAAAGAAAGCAAACAGTAATATAGGGACTCTTGATGATTTAGATGTTGATGGAACAATATTAAACATCAAGAAAGAAATATATGCGAAAGGACCTGTTGTATCTGCCTTTTCTGTTTACATGGATTTTTTTACCTTTTGGAATAATAAAGCTAGCAATACAGATGAAGTTTATATTGCGGATCCAACATCAGGTTTTGATGGTGGTCATGCTATTGTTATTGTTGGATGGGGAACCAATTCAAAAGGAATCAATTATTGGTTAATTCGTAATTCTTGGGGAACTTCAGGAGGAGATGGAGGTTATTTTAGAATGGCTTGTAGTAATCAGATATCTGACAAGACAAAATGGGTGGGAATTGATGTACCTACGATTAAAAATAACAATGGTCAGATGGAGATAATGGGAGGTGCCTTAACATTCGATATACCTGATTCAATGCAATTTAAACCTGAAAAGTACATTGGAGATAGTACTAGTTCTCTTTCTTCTTCTTCTGATAATCAAATATTATCAAATCTTGTAAATACAGTTTCATCTCCATTTGGAATTAGTATTATAGTTGGTATATTTGTGATTATACTTTTAGTTTTATTATATAAATATTTACGAAAGTAAGCTTGAAATACGGTTTAATTATAAATATGTAAAGCCAGTTGAAATATAGTTCAAAACGAACTTAAGATTTTAAATTATCTGTAATTTAAAATCAATAACGGTGACAACATGAGCATGTGATAATATGAGAATTGTTCTTTTGTAGCATGATTTCAAGTATGTTTTTATTAATATCATCATCATATGTGATTTCCTTATCAAAATTCTGGAGAAAAATACTTTCTATATTATTGGTAAACCGGTATCGTTCTTGTAGTTTAAAGATGTTATCTTTATCTCCAATAATTAAATTGGAATACAGTTCATTATTAGGTAAGTATTTGAAATCAACGATACCGTATATTGAACGGAGTTCTCCCATATATTGTTCTTTCATAAAAAATGTTTCACAATAAGATTTTGATTTACTCAGTTTGAAATGAGATTGATTATTTCCATAATAAAGTTTACCGAATAAAGTTTTAGAGAGTCTATTCATTTATTATTTACAATATGAGTTTAAATTGACTAACAATTTAAACTAAGGACCAATTTGAATTACAGAAATACTAAATGTATTCATTGAAAGGAGATAATACAATTATATAACCTCTTGATTATTCGTCAACTGTTATAAAAGTGAAATACTCAGTTCAAATATCAGGTCAAACTCTTGTTTTCTGAATAATTCGTGTTAGAGATATCAGGAAGGTTTATTATCGTTTTGAATATAAAAGTAAATTGTTTTATTTAAGGATTTTCAATATAATATTAAATAAAGCACAAATGAATTTTAAATGTTTTAACGGATGTTGCGATTTGAGTATAAAACCATACTGCAAAAAGCCATTTTTTTTTGATAGGAGGTCCAAGAGACAAAAGGCTGGTGTATTCATTTATGACCCATTGAAAAATAAGGTGTTGTTAATTCAATCGAGAGGCAATTTATGGGGTCCACCAAAGGGAACATTAGACAATGATGAAACATACAACAGGTGTGCTATTCGCGAGGTAAAAGAAGAAACAGGTCTTGATGTTGACGAATCTCAATTTCTCTGCTCTATTTCAATTCAAAATAAAGCTGTTTATTTTCTAATTCAATCAGATGAATGCGATGTAACTGTTCAAGATCATATATACGGAAACGATGCTAATGGAATTGGTTGGATTAAAATAGAATGTTTAAATGAATTGATTAACAAGGGTAAAATTGCTTTGAATAGTCATTGCAAAATTGCATTTCAGAGGTTTCTGAATGTATCATTTTAATCAATCTGATTATAGGTTGTATCCTAAATTGAAATTTAAGATTAGTTCAATCTTAAATTTAGTTCAAATGGAAAAGATTATTATTCAGAAGCAAGTATGTATTGAGCCTAAGTATATGGATTCAGATATCATGAGTCATATAACTAACGAACTCTCTCGAAGTTGTTGCAAAGACTGTACTAAAGACTATGGCTATATTATCAAGATTAATCACATCATCAAGGTCATTGATAACTATATAAATATGGATTCCAATATCGTTTTTGACATAAAGTTCGAAGCTTCATGTTTAAACCCGAAACCTGATAAAGTTTTAACTGGTAAAGTATGTATGGTATTTCCAGATGGTGTGTTTATTGATGTAATGAAAAAGATGCAAATTCTAATTCCAAAGCAGTTTATTGAAGGCTTCACTTTTAACAAGAAAACCAATTCATATGTAAAGGACGATAATGACCAAATTACCATTTCTGAAGGGAAACAATTAAGAGTGAGCATTACGGCTTCTCAATATAGTAATCAAAAATTCAGTGTATTTGGAAAGATCGTAGAGTAGTAATTTATAATTAAGTTGTAATACCTATTTGTATTAGAACTATATTGATTGATGTGTTATGAGTATTGAATAACTTATTGCATGTTATATACAAGAAGTAATAGCATCACTCGTTCGTTTGCTTCCTGTATTTTCTTTTCGATGTTAGATATATATGCAATTCGTTTTCGATTATGTTCTATTTCGAGTGATATACTGCCATTTTGGGTATGTTCGTTTTCACCCTTAGATTCGACCTTAGCTTCGACCTTAGCTTCACCCTTAGATTCACCCTTAGATTCACCCTTAGATTCACCCTTAGCCTCACCCTTAGCTTCGACCTTAGCTTCACCCTTAGCTTCGACCTTAGCTTCACCCTTAGCTTCGACCTTAGTTTCACCCTTAGCCTCACCCTTAGATTCACCCTTAGCCTCACCCTTAGCCTCACCCTTAGCTTCACCCTTAGCTTCGACCTTAGCTTCACCCTTAGCTTCGACCTTAGTTTCACCCTTAGCCTCACCCTTAGCCTCACCCTTAGCCTCACCCTTAGCTTCGACCTTGGGTCTAAACTTTTTCCGTACAATAGTCTCGCCCTGGTTCCGTTCTTCGATCGAAAGTGATTTCCAAACGGAACCATTAGTCATAATTTTCCTACCTGTTTTAGGATTGATAATATATTCCATGATGTGTCCTTATTTTCAGTCTTCCGATTTTAAAATTTCAATTTTTAATGTCGTTTGAATTCTAGCCGAAAATCAGTACTACAATTAAGATACAATACTTTCTAGTATTGTGACTTTACAGTTTAATTTGTATCTCTTATATGTTTCGATACACTATGGGCTATATTGAATAGCAAACAAACAGAGACCATACCCATACTAATATTGTATAGTATTATCATCTTGTATATACGGTTATTATACAAGAGGTAATACAGGTTAAAAAAAGGCATACATAAATAAAAAAATAGATAAAACATTTTATATTGATTACAATATCAATTTTTAAATCATATTACAATGATTTAAAAACTAAGATTTTAAGGCTAAAATGAAAATAGCAGTTTATCATGATGAGGATATTCACTTCGAAATGATTGGATATATACTCGAGTATTGTTACGGTTATGATGTAGTTCCAGATGTGTATTCGTGTTTTGCGACTGTAACTGGGATTGGTGAAACATATTCGATATGGTATGACAAATTCTTTAATAGACCAATTGAATGGAAAAATAATAGTATATTAGACTCTGATATAGACTACGATGTTGTTTTTCTTGTTACCGACGATAATCCTAAATACCAGATAATCAAGGATAAGTATATCGATAAAACGATATCTATCGATCACTGGTATAAATCACGGAATGAGGTTAGAACTAAAGTTGGAACAAGGATGTTTTTTAACAGACCCGAAACAATGTATGCAATGCCTTGTTATAATATAATTTCTGAGAAGGAAAAAATTGAACTTCTTCAGCTGAAAAATAGATTGCAAGTTGTATTTGTAGGAAGATTCAATTTTCCAAGCTCGTTTACATTTGCTTTTTTTAATAATTTTGAAGATATTGATTTTCATGTTATTATTTGGGATATGAAACCATCGTATGTTAAGTTTCTATTACCAGTTCCAAATCTATTTATTCATAGTGAAATTGATACTGCAGAAATGATGAATATAATGAAGGAATCTCATTATGTATTCTTTAATCCTTCTTATATAGAAGGTTATTCATCCCATAAAACAAGTGCAACATTACATTTGGCATTTTCTACTTTAGTTAAACCTATTATTCCAAAACAATGGAATGATAATTACAGGTTCAATAATAACTTGGTAATTGAATATGATGATTTAGAATACATAAGACCTAATAATCAATTAAATCTATCAATTGAAGACTGTCTCCAATCTATAAAATTTATAGCAAAACAAAGACGAAATGAAATTGCTAATAGAAATATTGTATTTGATAATGCTATTCAAAACATAACAGGTTCTATGCCTCCTATTTCAAAAACAAGTTGGATAACAAAAACTTTTTCAAGATTAAGTTTGAACTACCCAAATATATTTGTAGGCATTGAAACATGTATTGATAATGCAATGATAAAAGATTTCAGAGAAATTCATATGGTCAATACAGTATCAACTGAAATTCTAAATGATAGACATATATACAATTATACAGGGGAAAATACAACTGATATATTATCAAACACAATCGATTGTATTCGAGAACCAGTTGTATTCTTTATTGACGAGAACATTTTAGAAGGTCAAATGTATTATAATAGACTTTTAAGTTTACTTTTTAGACGAGATTATAATGATATAATCGTGTTCAACTTTACACTATCAAACAACGATTATATACCTTTCATAAAAAATCACTCTATCTACAGGTTCGGAAATGAACCATTTACTATTATGGTTCCTAAATATACTAAAATACAAAACGAGATATTTCAAGTTTGCATTGAACCTTATAATTACAAAAACATACCACAATATGTAATAGATAAAATTAAAGAATCTTCAGTTGGATACAATTATACTCTATATAACACCAATAATATACTGAATATTGTTGATACTTTCAATCCAATATTCAAACGGAAATATAATTCTTGTCTAAGAAGTCAACATAAAAAGGATATTGTTCAAATGGTAATGTTATATAATAGAGGAGGTATATATGTCGATATTCATATAGAACCATTATCATCCTTTGAAAATATAATAAAACAAACTGAACTTAAACCTACATTTGTTTGTGTTTTAGGAATTGACAGTATCGAAGTGGGTATTGATAGCACTGATGAAATTGCAGTTGGTTTAATGGCTTGTACAAAATATAACAAGATTATCAGTTTAATTTTAAACGAACTTTACGAAGTTAATTTTGAGGAGTTTATAAACGATCAGTATGCTTTAATTTGTAAAATCGTTGGACATGTATTAAAAAAATTCATGAGAGTTGAAAATTTAGCTAAAGGGTTTTATGAAATCAACGGAGAAAGGATATTGATATTGAATGAAATATGGAATGCTGGTGACTATAAATCATGTAAGATACTTTATGATGATGAAATATTAGCTAATACAAGATATATAGATTACCCTTGGAATTTAAACGAAAAATAATTAATATATTTTAAATTGTAGATCAATTTAAAATCCCATAAAAATATATTAGATTTATTAAAGATTTATTAAAGATTTATAAAATATTGAATAAATATTGAATAAATAAGTAAATATTTTATAAATTTATATTGATTCTTAGGTTCAATTTGATCAACTCCTAAAACAGATTTAAAGATAGGTTTAAAATATAAAAAATGTCAACCCCTCAAACTAAGCCCAAAGCTCGTTCTCTTAAAAAGAAAGCTGAACCTGAACTATCTGTAGATGCTACTCCAGTTGTAGTTGCTCCTGCTCCCGAACCTACTCCAGTTGTAGTTACTCCTACTCCTACTCCTACTCCTACTCCTACTCCTACTCCT